GGAAGATGTGCTGGTGGTTCTCAAGAAATAAAAAGCAGCGTTTGAATACTTCCAGTTTTCAAACGCTTGCGCTATATTCTTGAGCGTTCTTCGAGATGAAGAACGAGTTGCAAAACCAGTCGGGGCGTAGCGCAGTCCGGTAGCGCACTAGCATGGGGTGCTAGGGGTCGAGTGTTCGAATCACTCCGTCCCGACCATAATTCCTGATTAAAATCAGACACTTAAGCCGATCAGATGGATCGGCTTTTTTGTGCCTGCGCAAAACCCGCGCAAAACTTGCGCAAAACTACCCGGTGAATTCGCTGATATTGAGGTCTGGAATTGCTTCAGACCAGACGATTTCGGCGTGATCCTTCTGGTAGTTTTTGGTCATGCTCTCACTGGCATGTCCGGCGATTTTCTGCCCGTCCTTTCCGGCTTTCTGATACAGGTGCAACGACAGCGCCCGCACTTCATGGAAGCCCGGCATTTCCTCTTCTTTCCATCCCTTATAGCAACCCGCCGCCTCCCGAGCCTTTTTAAAGGCTCCGGTCAAATATCGTTCTTCGACCTTTGTCCAGTGTTCCTTCGTCAGTGCCTGTTTCTGCTTTTTGCGGTCAGGTCTGCGGTGGATCAGGTAAGGCGAGACGATGTCATCGCGGCACCGGCTGATGACCGCCTGGAGCTCGTCGGTCACTTTGAACCGGATCCACGCCGCATCACTGGCCTTGGCCGTCTTTTGCTGTACCACATACAAATAGCCTTCCCGAACACCATCGAACCGCATATTCAAGATGTCCGTCCGGCGCTGCGCGGTGATCAGTGCCAGGTCGATTGCGTTCTGCAGCCAGAACGGTGACTTCTCCCGAATGGCCTTCAGGCCTTCGACGGTGTGTCGCTTGCGCTGCTTCTTCTCAATTCGATTGATGGTGCTGGCGGCCGGGTTGTCCGGGCACAGCCCTTTTGCCGCTGCGTGGTTGAAGATGTCGATCAGCAGCGCGCGGCACTGGTTGGCAGTGCGCGGGGTGAGGGCGTCCAGCATCTCCGCGATCATGCGGATCGTGATCTGATCGATGGCTTTGCCTTCGAACTGTTTCCTGAAACGACGGAAATGCACGGCGTACAAGCCCAGCGTTCCTTTTGCGAGTTCCCTCGGCGGCAGAACGTCGCGTTCGTATGCGTCCAGGAAGCCGGCGAACGATTCCGATGTGCTGCCCATCACGGCGCCGACCAGGTCAGCGCCGCGCATGAACTCCAGATTCAACTGCTTCGCGGCATCGATCGCCTTGATGCGGTCAGACCCGAACTGGAACCACTTACCGTCGGTGGGCCGGCGGTAGCGATAGGTTGAGCGCCGCGAATCGAAATACAGGTTCTGCGGCAGGCTCTTGTTCGCCTTGTTGCGCGGCCGTGGGACCATCATGCAGCTCCTTTCAATACCATCGCGACCAGGTCATTGCCGTCAGACCGGCTGAACGCTGTCCAATCAACGTACCAGAGTTTGCCGATTTGCTCGCCGGGCACCTTGCCGTTGCGGATGTAGTTGCGGATCGCCTGGGGGCAGGGTGGTGTGCCGTTTTCACCCCAGCGCCGGCGCTGGAACTCACTGATCTTGATCAGCTCTTTTCTCATTGTGATGCTCCATGCCGCGCGTGGCGGCAGAAGGGTGGCTATTGGGTGGCTGCCTTGGCGTGGCCAATGCAGACTTTCGTGGGTTCGCCCAGCTCATCGAGATGCGCGTGACACATGAAACCCTTGCGGTCATGAGCCATAAATTCGGCATCACAGGTGGTGATGGGCGACTGGTTGGCGATTGATCCCAGCCTATAAGCGCAGCCGTAGCACGCACCTTTCGGATCACACTTGCTGGCGATCAATACGCCTTGGCATGCGCCGATAATGCTTGGCAGATTCACGCTTTCAAACTTGTCGGGGTGCACGCCACATTCTTCGATCAGCACCTGGTCGCTCATCTCTTTGCAGTTCTCAGCCACCGAGTTGGCCATGCCGATAAACTGTGCCAAGAGTTCGACGACTCGCTGTGAGCCGTTTCGTTGGAGATAGGCAGTAAGGGCCTCTCGGCGCATCGCCAGATCGAGCTGGGCGATGCCCGCTAAATCCGTGGCATCGTCACGGCTCATGCTGTAATCGCAATTCGCAGCCATAAGAATTCCTCACCCGCCGTACACCGGCAGGCTGTTGAGTTGGGGGAGGGGTTACATCGAAGGCAGATCAGGCGGCGATTCGGGGAACCAGAACGCCGAGATCCGCCAGGCTCTGCAGCGCGATCGCGCATTCATCGCCAAAGGCAAACATGGCACTGCCAGCGCCTGAGCGGCCCTTCTTGTGGCTGTTCTCATGGCTGGGCACGAAGGCAATTCGTCCCTTGATTAGAAGGGTCGCTGATGCGCTGGCCATCGCTTCCTGAAACCACTCGGCATCCGTACGGCTGAACACCAGCGCGAGGCCGTCGCCATGAGCGATCAGACGGCGCATCCAGAAGCCTGTGTCGGGTCCATATGGCGGGTTCATCCAGACTCGGCCGGACCATTCTTTCGACAGACCGTCATCGAAGATTGTGTACTTCGTTTTTGCCGGCACCGCTGTCACATAGTCGTGCGGGCTGGATGGATCGAGGTCGAACTGCAAGCCGAGCCGTTCGAAGATCCAGGCAGGTGTGTACCACTCGACGCTCTTGTGCTTTGGCTGCGCTGCGCGTGCACCGATCATTCCAGTCATCGCCACGGCCCCTTGTAGATGAGGTAGGCCATGTAGAGCGGGGCGAAGATCATAGTAGGTGCGCTCCTGCTTCGAGTAGGCCGTCGCGGTCTTCGCGCAGGTTGTCGCGCTGAGCCTTGAGCTGGTCGCGTTCTCTGATCAAAGCCTTGAGGGCTGTTGAGATATTCCGGTGACCGAGCGTGATCGTGATGGCTTGAGCCTCATCGAACAGCTTGACCTTCTGGTCTCGGTCGTCCGCCGCCCGCGCAGCCAGTTCTTTTTCCCGAATCTTCAGGCAGCGCTTGCAGGTGACGTGACGCCAGTTATTGGTGAGCTGATCGTCGGTCATATCGCCGTCGGTACCGCAGTAAACGTCTTCGGGCGGGTCCTGGTCGGCTTCGGTGCCGCCGTCCCAGGGGTATAAGTGAACCGCGCGCTTGCTCATGGCGTCACCTTCTGGCCGAGCAGCACATCGCTGACGACCTCCCATAGTCGAGCCGGCGACCACTGGAACCGGTCAAAGTCGGTGTCGGGCTGAACGCCATAGGTGCAGGTGGAGTGCGCCCCCGCTGGGTACTCGCCGCGCTTGGCCATGATCGTTGCCACCCGGCCATCGCCGCCCGGCGTCGTTGCGTGGTATTCGTAGGCGATCGTGTTGTAATCGTTGCCGGCCTCGACCTTGAACGATCCGTCGCTCACCAGGTGGGCCCGGCCATCAGGAGTCCATGGCCGCCCACCGCCTGCCGTACGGGCACCTTCATGCAGGTACAGCATGAATCCGCCGCCCTCGTCCCGTTCCATCCTGAAGCAGTGATTGAACTGGGTTCCGACGATCACGCGCGAGGTGAAGTTGAAGCGGTGGTCATGGATGGCCGAGTGCGCGAAGCACGCCCGGCGTGGCAGCTCAGGGTGCCAGACGTGCAGCCGCTGGTTGCCTTGGAGCTGGACTTGCACGAAGCCGAGCCCGTGCAGGGTGATTTTGTCCGTCATTACGTCATCGATAATCATCCGATCACCGCCTTTATGGTCAGTACCAATGGAAGCCAGAAGAAGAGGGTGCAGCCGATTATGCAGTTCGTGATCATGGCGCAGCTCTCGCGGCGGTGACCTCGTCGATGAGCGATTGCGGAAGGCGTGCTGCAAATTCGCCTTCCGACCACGACAGCGGCTGAGACTTTCGGATCATCTCGTTCAGCAGATCGAACGCCGCAAGCAGCTGGCCATCGTTGATCTCGCCGTCCTCCGGTAGGTCGTCGCAGAAATGGTCTACCGGGTCGATTTCGCGGGGATAGTTCGGCTCACAGATGCAGAGTTGCACTTCAGCCAGTTCGATATCGCTGTCGATCAGGTAGTCGCGCAGGTCATCCTCATCGAAGAAGTAGCGGTCGCCATCGAAGATAACCAGAGGCTCGCCGGCCCAGTCCTTGACCGGCATCGCCGCAAATTTTGCTTGGCGCCGGACGTGTCGGCACTCATCGCAGGAACTGTTCACTTCATAGATGGGGTGTTCAGGGTTCACTTCGCAGCGGCGGTGAGTTGCGCCGCAGTAGCGGGCAAGGTTTTCGTCGCCGCCGAAAAAACGACCGTCAGCGGAAACCCAACCGGTTACCGTTTTGAGGCTGGCCGCTTCCGGAGCGTCGAACATGATGATTGGCTTTTGTGCAGACATGACTTCGTCCTTGCCGCTATAGCGGCTGACTTTGAAGGGGGAGGGAGTTACTGGTATTTGGTGCTGATGCGCTCGGCGATGTCTTCGAGCTTTTCCGCCATGTACTGCATGTCATTGTTGTCACGGCGAGAAACAACCTGGCATCGGTGGACGTTCCGGCCTTCGAGGATCTTCGCGGCCAGCAGGATCAGCCAAGCTTCGAACTTGCGACGGATAAAGCGCTTCATGCTTGCGGTACCGGGTGGCTCGCGTTCCAGCGCTCGAAGGCTTCTTGCGAGGTTGCGGCTTCGATCTTCTCGTCGCAGGTGTAGCAATGGGCGATGCCGCCGGCCGCGCCGACATCGCGGTGTCCTTGCTTGCACGGGTTCATATGCCAGTCATCATCCATACCGGATTCCGGCTCAGGATATTCGGGGCGCGCAGGCGGATAGGCCGGAGCGGTCATCGCCTGGTCAATGGCGGCGCGAAGGTTCTCGCTGTAGTTCTCGCCGATGACGCGCTCGAACGGCTTATCCATCCAATGGCCCACAACCTCGATGTTGATGCTGCTATCGCCAGCGTCGCCGTTGGGGCTGCTGTCGAAGCGGATGTCCCAGCAATTCGATTCCAGCGCATCCAGCCGGTGCTTGTCCCGCTCCAGCTCATCAATCCGCTGATCCGCTGCGGTCAGGAGATCCTGCAGGGCGTCACGCTCCTTGATCGCGATGGCATGCTTGTTACGCCAGTGCAGCACAGCGTCCAGATCGTCTTTCGACTGTTGTATGTGGCTCATCCTGCAATCTCCATCGATACCAGATCATGGGCATTCACAACCTTCATGCCGAGCTCGCGGGCAATGTGCACTTCGAGCCGGGCGCCTTTCGAGTTCTCCCAGCCGGGCAGCACCGCCACCTGACCGCACAGGCCGAGGCGGGTCAGGTCGTAGGCCATGTAGTCGGCCCAGTCGGCACCCTCAACGACGCCGTGCTCTGCTGGGTTCTCCACGACGTAGCCACGGGCGCGGAGATCGGCGGCCATCTTGTTGAACGCGGGGAAGTTGTAGTCTTCGAAGCCAGTCATCGGCCCGGCCAGGTACAGGCGGTTGGCGCGGGCGGGGGCCAAAGTCACGCCCGGTGCAACCGCGGCCCTGATCCTGTCAACTGCACGATCAATTGGTGCCTGAATGAAATCCGGAGGCGGCTCATTCGCAGGGGGAACCAGCCGAGTTACGGATGCAATCATCCCTATCAGCGATTCGGTCACTATGGTGCGGAGGGTTTCTGTGGGCATGGGGCGTCCTATGCCGGGGCATGCCCGGGCGGTGGAGGGTGGGAGGGCTTGCCATTACTAATTACGTAAATCGCCTTGCGTTTTAGCGATCAGAGATATGCTTAACAAAGACCGGTGCATTACCGGACTTTTTGCAGTTCAGTGACCAGAAAACGGAGCGGCACAATGACTTGTCCAATCTGCGGTAATGCTGATGCGGTGCAGCACCTGACATTTGGAGGTGGATTGCGGTTTTCGTGCGCCCCTTGCGGTGGCTTTTTCCGGATTTCTTCAACACTCGAAACATTGGCTGCAGGTAAAACGTTTGACGTAGATCGAACTCGTGAGCTGCTCGAAGCCAGGCGAGAAAAGAAAAAGCAGGAACCGATAGACCCGAACCGACCACAGGATCTTGAACCAACTCTTACATCTGATGACGATGACTTGCTGATCAGCCCAAATTGATCTGTCGCAGGATTCGCCTGCCGAACCAGATCGCCCGCATCCCGAGCGGCTTCCATGCAAGTGTTGCCGCCTCGATGCCTGAGCAGACCGAGCCGTAAGTGATATCCATGTGAGGACCCTCGCCGGCTGGCGTGATTCGTAGAAGTGGGGTATTTGTGTTCGGCCCGGCATGGAGCCGGATCGAGAGGACGTCTAATGTTTCAGAGAACAATTGTTTATCAGGATTTTTTGCGTAGCTTTCCGAACGCCCAGTTTGTTTCACTCACTTACCCTAACGGGTTCGCTGGGGAGGTGGCGATCGGAGAAGTTAATAGAGTTGCCACTGTTGTGTTCGCGGGAATCTACAAACCGAATGGAGAGGCAGTTGGTGAGAAGACGATAACTGATGCTGATGTGGCGCCGGCCACGCTCCAAGGGCATGATATTGCCCATGCGCTCAAGGTGGCTGCGAACCTGGCTGACTCCATAGCTAATTCCGTTAGAACCCCCTAAATCGTTCGTTTGTACAATGCTAAGCAGAGTTTGGGAGCGTCGTCCTCCCTGAACGATGGTGGCAATTTGGTTTGGATTGGGGTATCACGGGTGACCGGCATGAGCCGGAATAGGAAGTTGAAGATGAAGAAAAGCGATTTTGAGTACAATGCCGACCTATTTCGTGGAGAAATCGCGTCGGCTGTGTTCGCTGCCAATATGGCAAAGGCGAAGCTTCTCGACATGTTTAGGCATTGGCGTGAATTGGGCGATCTTTACCTACAAGGTGCAGTGCTGACTTCGCCGGAATCGGGAGAGAGCCGGCTAGAAGGCGAGGTCATGGGCAAGAAGTTCTCAGTCCAGTGCCAAGGAGATTGGCGGACCGGTTTCGGCATGATCGAGGCTGTTGTCTGCACAACATCTTTGGTTTCCGCGGAACCCATTGAGGTCGCCCGATTCTTGGTTAGTCAGAACGGAGCAATTCTGTCTGTAGCCGGCGAAGAGCTGGTGAGTCAAGATCACCCAAATGGCAGCTATGTAACCTTCGTCTCAATTATCAGGCGTGTGCTCAATGCCCCGTCGTGATTTCAAGCAACAGGGGCGGATATTTGATCTTCAGAATCGTGCTGAGTCATCAGCATGCTCTTGCGAGTAAGTGAAGGGTTATGCTTCTTCAGCGTCGAGTCGCAAAGCTTGGCGCTGGCCGGCGGCCTGAATCATGCGCGCCACGTTTTCGCTAACTTTGATTTTGTGGCGCGGAATTCCAATTGCCTGATAAGAAAGCGTCGCCCCAAGCGAATGAGCGTTAAGGATCAGGTTTTGGATCGCCTCGCTGATTTCCTCGATGTCGTTCCAGGTCATGAGCTCCTCAAGCTTCTGCCGCGTGCCGAGCCTGCAACGGTGCCGCAACTCCTTCTCGTCGAACTCGATTCGTTTCAGCGCGGCCTTCGCCGATCGTTCTTGTCCAGTCTTGGCCATGGCCTACCTCTTCTATTCCGCTGGCCGGCAAGTCCAGCCAGGTCTGTCGGCGGCGCTGGTGCGCACGGTTGATGATTCGTCTCACGCTGCGACCTTCACCTGATGCCAGGCGCCGGCGGCGTAGAACAGCTTCGCGGCTTGGGCTTCGTCCATCGACACTTCATCCGGAATGGCGATCCAGCCTGATGCGACCAGATGGGTCGGGTTCGCGCTGTTGCGCAGCTCCAGGTAGTAATGCTCGATCGCGTCGGTCAGGCGCTCGACCTTGTAGATGCCCTCGGGCGAGATCTCGACCGACTTGATGTACTCGGCGCCGCGCTCGTCTCGACACATGGCGGCGATGTAGATCGTCCAGCGGTAGGAGAAATCGAATATTGCGTTGGCGATCGCCAGACTGCGGATTTGCTTGCAGCTTTTCCAGTTCGCCATGATCTGGCTGCCGCTGGGATCGATGTTCACGACCGCGACGTGGTTAGTGCGCAGCAGCGCCCGGCAACTTCGTTCGGCCCGGGCGAAACCGTTGTTGGGTTTGCGTTTCGACTTCATATCGAGTCCGCCATTTTGCGCAGTGCCTTACGGTCGGCTGCCGATATCGGCTTCGGGCGCCGCTTGAGGATCGTTTCAGGGTCTACCCAGTTGCGCCGCGAAGGCCTTGGCTTCATCCGAACCGGCGGCAGCTCCTTGAAGGTGCCGCCGGGCCGCGCCCAGAAGTCGGCCATCGCAGCGGCGATTTCATCCGACTCAGTCTGCTTTGCACGAACTGCGTTGAGGTTGAGGCTGATCATGATTCACCATCAGCGCGAAAGCGCTTTTCGAACAAATGGGTCGAGGTCCGGCTGATTCAAAAGCCAGCGCCGATAGTCGCTCGGCAAGTCAGCGAAGGCGGTGCCTTTGTGTTTACCGAAGCCGATGATCGTAGGGATGCGGGCGTTCTCGGAAATCTGCCACAGCTCTTCCCAGTCATTGACCGGCCGGCCGAGCTCAGCCGCGAGCTGATCGAGGATCTTCACCAGCAGCAGGCGGCAGTTCTTCACGTCGTCGAGCGCTGCGTGGGCGTTGCGGAGCAGGCCGGTCGCCTCGGCGCGGTAGTGCAGGTAGATCATCGCCGACTGCGTGTGACTGCCTGCGTTGGGCCACAGCTTCGAGCTCAGGGCCTGGGTGCAGATGCGTTTCACATCTGGCTCGCCGATCACGCGCCAGTCGTAGTCGACGTTGTGCCCGATCAGATAAACGACGTCTTCCGGCAAAGCAAAATCGGTGTGTGGTGGGCAATCAGCCAATTCCTCGTCGAGGATGTGGCTGGTGGCGAGCGCGCTCAACTCAATCGGCTTGCCCGGCTTGTAGCGGTGCAGGAAAGAGTCAGTCACGGCGAGACTGCTGACGCCGCTTAGTTTCAGCCAGGCCGCCTCGACCAGATGCGGATCGTTCAAGCCGGTTGTTTCGCTGTCGAAGATGTATGCGGTCATGCTGATTGCCTTTGTGGGGAGAGTTCGTTTTTGCGCTTGTCTTTGGCGGCCACGACCTGCTGAACGAGATCATCGAACCCGACGGCAATCGCCTTGGCCGCGTTGAATGCCGATTGCAAAGAGGCCATGTCCTTGGCTGAGGCGATATCAGCCAAGGCATCCACCAGCAGCTCCTTGGCGCGCTCTTCAGGGCTGACACCAGAGTTCAGCCAGGCCAGCAACCGCCGGCCGGTCTCAGCGGTGATCAGCTCAGGTTCTTCGAAAAGCTTCGTCCGATCCTTGCTTGCCATGGCGGTATGACCGTCGTGGGTCAGGTCCAGAACCACGGTGAATTCGTAATCGGTGCCGTCGCGCTGCTCGGACTTCATGCCCAGCTTGAGGATCTTTTTCCCTTCACCCTGGACCGTTTCCGTCTTGCTCCGCATGGTGCAGATGATGTGCAGCGAACTGGTCAGTATCTTATCGGTCAGCCGCCGGTGGCGCGGCGTCGTCTCGTTCCACGCCGCCCAGGTGTTGCCTTTGAATTTCTGGTGGGCAAGCTTCTCGTTCGCCTCAAGGCATCCGCCGGAGCCGGTCCACTCATGGGAGTAGCTGTCGATGATCAGAACGTTGTAACCGGCTTGCTCGGCGGCGATGATGGCTTCGACGTAGCGCTCGGGCGAGTAGGGCGCATGCAGTTCGACCGTGTCGAAGTCTGCGATGTCCGCGTACAGCGAGGCGCTGCCATGCTCGGTGTCGATCACCGCGATTCGCCCGCCAATCCCCTGTGCCAGCAGAAGAGCGGAGTATGTTTTGCCTGATCCAGATGGCCCGGCAAGTGCCAGCCGTAGCTTGGCCTGCTTGCGTTCGGCTTTCTTGAACATCGGAGTGTCCTCAGATTGGTTGGTTGTCCCACTGCTGTTCAATGCGGCGGGCTTCGTCTTCGTACTCTTTGCGCTGCTCGCCGCTGAACTGCTCGGGCGAGAATGCGCCGACCGTCATCCAATCGAACTTGGCGGCCAAGCGGGGTGATGTATTCATGTGGGCCTACTGCGTGATGCGTTCGGCGAGGGCGCTGAGCAGCATCAAGAGGGTGTAAACGCCGATGGCGGAGAACGAGCCGCGCCGAATCAACAGACGGCGCGCTCGCTGAAGACTGGTCACCGGAAAACCCGGTAGGTGGTTGAGTGCGGCACTTCGCACACACCAGACGAATCGCGTGCCGTCGTGTAAGCGGCCATCCCGGCAACGAGGACGGAGGCGAGGATCCAGTAGGCAAGCTTCATGGTCGAACCCTCGCGGCAATGCGACCGCCTTTCATGGTCACCGACAGGCGCTGCGGGAGACTGGAAACAAGCTCCTCTCGCTTGCGGCCGATCACCTCGTTGAAGGGCAGGCCGAAACCGAGGATCGCGACGCGGCGCTCAATATCGTCGAGCTGCTCATCGACCAGCGTTTTTACCGGTGGCGTTGTCATGCTGCAGCTCCTTGCGTGACCGAAGCGTTGTAGGTTGCATAGATCTGGTCGATGCGCGCGCGGTAATGCCGGTGTTCATCGTTATCGATGGCGCGAAGCAGGAAGGCGAGGGTGATCGCCGAAGTTGCTGCGGCGCTGGCGTTGGGTTTGCCGAGGTCGCGGATCATGTTTTCGATCTCGCCCTCGATCCAGGTGATCGCCGTCTGGTGATCTCGCTGCTGAACGTTCATTTCAACCCCCAGAATTCACCGTAAGCGACCACTGCTGCCGCGACTCGCTTGGCCTGCGCCTTGCGGTCTACGAGCTCCTGAGCGGCCATCAGTGCTTGGCGCTGGGTGCGTTGCTGCTCAGCGGCCTCGTAGTCGTGGAAGTCTTCAATCTGCGGCGCTTTCGGGCGCCCCCAGTCGTCGTAGCGCCGGTCCCACTCTCGGGCCTGCGCACTGTCTGCATAGCTGGTTGCCATGGTCGCCTCCGTGGTGGCGGGGTGTTGATCCAACAAAACTCGAATGCACTCATCCGCTCCGCTGGTTGCCGTTGGGCGCGGAGGGGAGTGCATTCGGGTTTGGTCGGGGGAGGGTGGCCCGGTCTCGCTGCTGGCGACGGACCGGGTTTGCAGCTTCAAGTTGTCTTCGTGCGCTGGGGTGGCCTACCTCATTCGGCCGATGCGCGGTGACATCGACGGCCTACTGTCCGCTGCCTGTATGTGTGATGGGCGCCGGCCTTCAGGCTTGCCGCGCCGCGCAGGTGAATCGGTCACTTATTACATGATGATCGTCCTCCAATGCGCGCCGTTGGCATCTTGGTGGGCGCTCGCCGGTCTCTGGTGTCGCTGCATGCAGGTGTCCAGCGTCTGCTGGGTTGGCGTCCGCATCGGGGTGTGATCTGGCAGGTGCCAATCCCTGCATCGACCCGAGTTCATTCCTCCGGGCCTCGCTGGATAGAAGCTGTGCTGCTTGGCGGCAGGATTCAGATCACACCCCGATGCGCTCTCATTGAGAGGATCGGGCAGTTAACGACATGCTGTCGTGGCGCTGGTTGTCAGAGAGTCGCTGCAACCTTGAGAGAGGCGGCGCAGGACGTAATCGCATCCTTGGCAGCCTGCTCGATGTTTTTGGCGATCACCTTATTCACGTCGCTGATCGCCGACTTCGCGCTCTTCTCGAGCGTGTCCTTGATGTAGAGCTTCATCAGAACGGTGAGGCGCGGGCCTGATTCGCGCCAGTTGTAGCTGTCCTTCGATTCGTCTTTCGACTGGCCGTGGTAGTCGACCTTCTCGCTCATGTACACCTCGGCGCGACTGGCGATGTACTCCTTGAAGGTCATCGGTTCGCCCTTTGGCTCGCCGTAATGGCTGGTTTTGCGCATGTCGGCCGATTCGATGATTTCACCAACGCGCGGCAGAACATGCTCAGCGAACATCGCGTCGATCTTCTGGTCGACCGCATCCTTCACGCGCTTTTCAATCTGCTGCTTGAAGCGGGACGCTTGCGTGCTTTCTTCGTCGTCCTCTCCGTAACCAGTGGAGTAGAGAAGGGCGTGCACCGCCTGTTCCACGATGCGATCGGAAAGATCGGTTGCGCTCACGCCCAGCGCTTCAAGGGTTTTGATGTCCATGCCTGTCACCTGCTGTTGTGCCCAACTGGGCGGTTGATTTCCCGTCTGGCCCTGTCGCCAAGGCCAGCCAGTGAAATCTGTTTTTCTCCGCACCCGCTTACCAGGTCATTCACTCAGTTTGGTTACCACCTCGTCCGCCGTCGCAGTGGGCTGCGCGTTGGCAGGCTTTCGGGCCTGTCGGATCGCCGGTAGAGGCAAGTGCGGTTTTGTTCATCGGTTTACTGACCTCCCACCGATGGAGCCGGGAGTGACCTAACCGGACTGGCCGGGTAGTCGTTCATGGCGCTGGTTGTTAAAGAGCGGCGGGTCTGTTGAGGCCCTTCGCAGTGGCTGTGTGTCGCTGCGATGGGTGAACATTACCTCCGGTATTGTGTCCGGTCAATACCGCCGGTCATGTATTTTTTAGAAAACATGAAAAAGCCCGCTCAGTGGCGGGCTGCGTATCAGATCGAGGGGGTAACCAATTCAGCTCTGAATCGGATACCTCAGATCAAGATGTCGTTTTCTTCTTGCGAACGGGCGATCTGCGCGGAGCGGGTTTACGTGTAGACGGGCGGGGAGGTGAAAACGGAAAATCAGAAGCGCTAGCACCGAGATATTCAAGGTTCGGCTTGGCCACATTTCTCATATACGGATACAGAAGCAAGGCCACTTCATAGGGAACGTCGGGAAGTTTCAAGTTATCTACTACAGAAGGCTCAATAATCTGAAACTCTCCGATAATCTTCAAATTGAAAAATATGTCCCCGCCTGCGGCACGTGTTTCTAGCGTCATGCGCACACTAAACGCATCTCCGGCGCCAAGATCATCAATTGGATTCGCATACTCCACCCCAAGTTTTGCTTCGAATCCCTGATCGTCTTCTGAATGGCGGAATGCGGAGCCGTTAATGCTCTCGACGGATACCAGGACCAAACGAATATCATTCAGTTTCATTGAACGGCTCTCAAAACTACGCGTTGAGTGGGTCGACGTTCGTGAACAGTGAAGGAAGTTTCATAGCCCTGATGACTTTCGTAGTGATGATGAACCTCTTGATGCCTACCGTTGAGATGGCAATCAATGGCTTCTCTAACGAAATCATTGATACTTTTTTCTTCTCGCTGAGCCTGTCGTGCCAAATCTCTATGCAGAGTGGCGCCGATTCGGACGTTGAACGTTCCGGAGAAAGGCTTATTAGGTGGCAGGCCTAGCTCTTTGCAAGTCTCCAAGTAATCGTCAACCGATTCTTTAAAAGCCTCGTTGAGATCAGTGATGTTATCGGCCTCATAGGTGACCAAATCATCGATAAGTAGAATTTTTCCATGGAGGACGCCTGCCTCCAGAGCGAACTCCACAGATCCCTGAAATCCATTATGCTCAAGAATCTTTTTGCTCATGTTAAATGCCCTTGCGCTGTCAAGGCCTCAACAACTGCCTCGATTTGGTAAGCTAGCAATGTGCTATCAGGATGTCGTTTATGTAACAAAATCTTGTGCTTACTGATGTTTATGAATTTTTTCCGCGATCCTGCCCCCTCTATTTCGGAATATCCAAAATGTCTGAGGATTTTGACAACGTCCTCCCACGGAAAATCCTTCGGTGACGGTCTGCGGGTGAACTCATCAATGAGTTTTTGAATCCGGCTCATTGACGATGCCTCGATCCTATCGGATTGCAACTATAGTTCAGTTGCACCGAGTGAGGCAATGAAGGGGGGGAAATAATACTAGAACGCTCAGTCTGCTCGGTCATTTGAACCGTTTCTTCCTTGGAATTCTTATTGAAATCAGTATGTTGAACAGGTAGAGCAATCTTCACGAAAGGCCGAAGCTTTTCTGACCATCCGTCGATGCATGAGCACTACACCTCTTCGAGAGGTCGCGCCGTCTCTTAAACCTCACCCCAACGGCTGACTGAGTCAGGGCGACGTCTCAGGATTCGAGGGAGGCAACGGCTTATTTTAGGTCGTGGCGCAATTCCCTGCTGGATTTGGTGGGTTCAAAAAGATCCTCTATAGCATCCCGCCGCGCCACACGACGCGCCCGATGATCCGCACTTCGTTTATCTCGCCGTCTCGCAAAATCTCGTCGCCATATCGCGCCTTATCCGAGTTGTCGCTACGGATGATCCAACCCTCGATGTCTGACTTCACCAAGCGCTTCACGATCGTGCCTTTAGTGGCGCTCTGCATGGCGAATATCTGGCCGTCTTTCGGTTCGATCTTCGACTCATCCACCAACAGCACGTCGCCGTCGTTGATGGTCGGCTCCATGCTGTGACCGTTCGCATAGATGACGTCCAGGTGTCGCTGGTTCAGGTTGTTCGCCCGAAGCCAGGACGACTTGAACGCCATGACGCCGCGAATCTCTACGTGAGGATTGTCGTCGCCATCGCCGGTTGAGCCGCGCGCAGTGAGTTGCAGCACCCCTGTATAGCCCGGCTCATTTCTGAGATCGAAGCTCCGCGGCGGTGCGCGTTCGTCGTCAGTCTCGCGGTGAGAAGGGCGCGTATCAGGGAGAGATGCCGCCATCTTTTCAATCTGTGCGGCCAGCGTCGGACTGATATCGGATACGGGAACCTGCAGCGCTTTCGCGAAAACCACAGCAGCATTAACGCTCAAGGCCGTGCGCCCGTTCATAAAGTGGCTCACCGCGCCTTGTGTGACGCCATCGCCCAGTTCTGCGGCGAGTTTTTCTTGGGTGAGCTTCAGCTCTCCGCGCTTTGCCTGGAAGAGGGATTTCAGACGAGCGCTGTCTTGCAGCTGCCAGTCAGATAACGGTAGCCGTCGGGAGTCTTTTTTCATGGCGTGATGTTATTACCCACGGTATTTACTTAACCAATATCGCCGGTATTGACTGCTGACAATACCGGCGGTCATACTTGTGGTGAAATCTACGCAGAGGACGCCGCAATGCGCCGAATCCCACTCACCGAATTTGCCAAAGAACACGGCCATACCAAGGCCGCGCAGCTGCTCGGCTGTACGCAGGGCGCCCTAAGCAAGGCGATCCGCGTAGGCCGTGATGTGTACGTGACCCTCGAAGACGACGGCAGCTTGTCGGCGCAAGAGCAGCGTCCGTTTCCGTCCCAGAAATCCGCCGCATAACCAATTTCAACAGCCAGGAGCATCGAAGCATGTACATGGATCCCAACCAAAAGCGCGCCATCCCGGTGAAGGTTCGTTTCGAACCAGTGCTTGACCGGATTCTGCGCAAAGCCGCCACGAAGACCCGCATGCAGCATGCGACCTATCTGTACGAAATCATCGAGTGGGCTGTCGCCAATGGTGTGATCGAGGAACTCATGCAGGACAAACAAGAAGATATCGCGGGCTGAAGCCCCTTTGGAGGGCCAAATGACCGTAGAGCTGGAAAGGCTGCCTCCGCAAACGCGGAAAAGGGTGGAGGAGTTGATGCGCGCCAATGGCTGGAGTTTCAGCCATGCCATCAACGCAATGATGGAAACCGCGATCGCATGCGGTGCGCTCTCTGAAGTGGGGCGCAAGAAAGCCAAGGTGCTGAAATTGGTGCCCCCAATGAGGGCCTCTGGCAGGGACTCTTCGGGGTAATCGAGAGGGCCTCTGCCAAATTCGGGACGAAAAAAAGCCGGGGTAGTGACCCGGCTCTCTTAAAACGCTTGTGGAGCAAATCATGCACCAATCAATCCAAACGATCAATACCCCGGCCAGTGTCGCGACACAATTTGGCAACGGTGAAAACGTGTCGCGATTTCGGGAAGGCAAGGTCTATGCGGTCTTGTTCTCTGACGGCTGGCTGAAGGTAGGTCGAGGCAAAGATCCAAAGACGCGTATCGCGTCCCACGCCGGCGCCTCTTCAATGCGCAACGCGCAGTTGATTCGATCTGTGGAGTCTGGGGTCATGGCTGACTCGGGCGCCGCAGAGAACGCATTGATTGCATTCTGCGAGAGCCGAGGCGAGGCCGTTCACGGGCGTGAATGGTTCGTGGGTGTCGAGTACGACGATGTTTTTCAGTTCATCAGCGAAAACTTCAAAGGTGACTGCCCCGCCTACCTGGCTGAGGCGAGAGAAAGTAAATCTCGCCGCGTCGAATCCATGCTGGATCAGGTCTTCGGGGCGCCTCAATCTCATCCGAAAGATCCTATGACTGCTGCCGAAGAACAGGCCAAGTGGTTCTCATCCGTTGCTTACGCTCGGATCTTCGATCGAATCTACCGTGATGACATGTACACCGGCTGGCTGTTCCAAGTAAGCGCCTCGGGCCTCACAAATTTCTGCAACTACGCAGCTATCGCAGTTAACACGCTCGATGAGGGCGAAATCGCAGACCTTTTCTACAGGGCGGCTACGAACCCAAGCGAGGCGCTCGACCAGATCGTGAGCACTGCGCGCGCTCTGATCGAAGCCTACGCCGCGGAGGTGAACCAGTAATGGCCCGCGCACGTAACATCAAACCGGCATTGTTCAAGAATGAAATCCTTGGCGTCGCTGATCCGATGGCAACGCTTCTTTTCGAAGGATTGTGGCTGCTGGCTGACAAGGCTGGCCGTCTGGAAGATCGCCCTATGCGAATCAAGGGAGAGCTTTTCCCGTACCGCGACGGGCTGGATGTCGAGGGGCTTTTGAGGTTCCTCGCAAGCGAAGGCTTCATCGTTCGGTACTCAGTCGGTCCGAAGCGGTACATCCAGGTTGAGAACTTCGACAAACATCAGAACCCGCATCGTAATGAACCGGAGTCAGTTATCCCTTCTGCATCAGAGGGCTGTATCACTACCGATTTTGGCGGAAGTACTTCTGCCATTCTCGGTAGCGCTCCGGCTGATTCTCTGATTCCTGATTCCGGATCCCTGATTGCTGATCCCCCCAACGCGTCAACGCCTTCGGCATTGCCGACTTCGCCGAGCGACGACCTTTTCCCGAAGTTCTGGAAGCTTTACCCGAACAAGAAGGGTAAGGCCGCAGCCGAAAAAGCCTGGAAGAAACTCAAGGTCACTGCTGACCTGTTCGGCCAGATTGCCGAAGGCCTGGCTGCGCAAGTCGTATGCGAGGCATGGGTCAAGGATGGCGGCCAGTTCATTCCCCACCCAGCGACATGGCTGAACGGCAAGCGCTGGGAAGACGAAGTGAAAGTCGCCAGCAACGTGCACCCATTCCCGCAGTCCCGCCACACCGGCTTCGCCGAACGCGATTACACCTCCGGATTGAAGCAACGGGAGGATGGCAGCTATGCGCTCTGAGCCAGTCCAAGCAACTCCGGAACTGCCGCCGGGTACTCGCATCCAGCCTGCGGAGTGCGAAACCCACGGCGCCTACGAGCAGAAGGTGTATGCCGTGCTCGGCCGAGAGCTCAGAAGCAACTGCCCCGAATGCAGCCGTATCGCCCGCGAGAAATCTGACGCGGCCGAGAAGGCCAACAAGGCGATGGAACTGCGCATGTCCCTCGCTCGCAAGCTGGGTGATGCGCTGATCCCGAAACGCTTCACAACTCGCACTCTGGGCAACTACCAGGCCGAGAACGAAGGCCAGCGCAAAGCCCTCCGGTTCTGCCAGCACTACGTGCAGATCTTCGACGAGATCCTGAAGACGGGACGCTGCATGGTGATGATCGGCAAGCCCGGTACCGGGAAAACGCACCTCGGCGCCGGCATGGCCAACGAGCTGCTGCACAACACGTCGCGCACGGCCGTGTACCGCACTGTCGGCGCAATCCTGCAGGCGATCCGCTCCACGTACGACAAGCACAGCGAACGCAGCGAGGCCGAGATTCTGTCGAGCCTGATCGATCCCGATCTGCTGGTGCTGGACGAGGTAGGCGTGAGCAAGGAGCAGCCGAGCGACTTCGAGCTGGCGACCCTGTTCGCAATCATCAACGGCCGGTACGAGCAGGAGCGCCCGACGGTGGTGATCTCCAACCTCGAAGCAAGCCAGTTGCCGGCCGCCATGGGCGACCGCTGCGTCGACCGCCTGCGCGAGGGAGGAATGATCGTGGTCCCGTTCGACTGGGAATCTCAGCGCGGTAAGGAGGGTTTCTGAAAATGAACAAGCAGAATTGCGTCGAGCCTGATTTTGCGGCCGAAAGTTTGAAATTCCAAAAGCACGCCGCTGAGCTCGGGCTTTGCCTGGACAGACTTCCGGGTGGGTTTTACGTGGAGCAGAAGACCCAGAGCGCGTGGGCTTCATGGATCCGGCAGGCGGCTATGGACGGCTACACCGAGATGAAGCGTGCCGCCGAGGCTTGCAAGGATTCGCTATCTCTTCGGTATATGGAGAGTGATGGTGAACTCTACATTCGCAATGACCACGGCATCGTGTTTGATGTGCACCAGAACCGGTCCTTTCCGGAAATCATGGAAACCAACAAGGCCTACGCCGACCTGGTGCTGGCGGCCCGACCTTCCGCCGTGCTGTCCTTGATCGCCGAGATCGAGGCTCTGAAGGGACCGCATGACTGGCTGGCGGAAGACCTGATCAAAGAGTTGGTCGACAACGCCCAGTCATTTCAGGAAAACGCCTGTGAAGAAGGGGAAGACCCCTTCGTGGTTGTCCTTCTCGCTGCCGCATCCCGCATCCGTAGGCAGGAAGTGAACATCGACCAGATCAAGGCTGGCTTCAAAAACTTCCACCGCAGCCTCTGCGAGCGCTTCGGTTACTACCACGACGAGATCGACTGGCAGCGCGATCAGGTTTCGCTGGAAGAACACATCGCAACGCAGTTCAGCCATGTCAGTGCTGAGAACACGGCCCTGCGCGGTCAGGTTGAGGCGTTGCAGCGTGGCGCGGGCAAGCTCCAGGAAGAGAACGAGGCATTGCGCCTGAAGGTGCAGCCATGAACCCCGAATACACGATCCGTGACCAGCGCGACGTAAACCGCTTGGCCGGCGTCCTGCACGCCATCGACCTGAGCAAACCGAAGGTTGTGGTGATCCGCGACGAGAAGCGCCCGGACATCTGCAACCGGAAGATGTGGGCAATGCTCAAGGACGTATCCGAGCAGGTGATCTGGCACGGCAAGAAGCTGACCAGCGAAGACTGGAAGTGCCTTTTCAGTGCCTCGCTGGAGAAGCAGCGCGCGGAGCCAGGCCTCGACGGTGGCTTCGTCGTGATGGCCGTATCGACCCGCAAGCAGTCGCAGAAGTGGTTCAGCGATCTGTTCGAGCTGATGCATGCCTTCGGCGCCGAGCATGACGTGAAGTGGAGTGCAACTGACCACTGGGACGGCCGCTATGACCAATAACTTCAAGCCGGGTGACTTGGCGTTGACGCTCATCAGCTTGCCCATACTTCCTGCAGGGAGCGTCGTTGAGCTCTACAAGGCGATTAACCCTGGCGATAACCTCAATTGCGCTCGCCATCCGATTCCCGCCATGCGCAAAGGCTGGTGGTGTGCTCACGGCGAAATTGGCGATCGCCTGCCATTTGCGGAAACGAGTCTGATGCCTCTGCGTGGCGACTTCGCCCCTGAGCAGCAGAAAGCCAAGGAGGCTGTATGAAGCGCACACCGCTGCAACGAAAGACTCCACTCGCGTCCGGCAGGCCACGCCGCCGGCGCTGCCCAGAGTGCCGGGTGATGTTCGTGCCATTGCGCGATTCGCAGGCTGTTTGCGGCGAGATCGAGTGCGCGATCGCACACGGCAAGTCCGAGAAGGGCCGGGCGATCGCTGGTAAAGCCCTGGCAGAACTTGGGCGCCGCGATATCAAGGTCCGCAAGGAGAAGCTGAAGAGCAGGGCGGATCACCTGCGCGAAGCCCAAGCAGCGGTCAACGAATACGTCCGCCTGCGTGACGCGCACCTGCCATGCATCAGCTGCGACTCGATGCCGAACGACAACGACCTGATGACCGGCAGCCGCTGGGACGCTGGCCACTACCGATCCGTCGGCGCCTGTCCGGAACTGCGTTTCGAGCCACTGAACATTCATCGCCAGTGCGTGAAGTGCAATCGCAATCTGTCCGGTAACGCCGTCGAGTACCGCATCCGGCTGGTGCTACGCATCGGCGCCGAAACCGTGGCTTGGCTCGAAGGGCCTCATGAGCCCCGCAAGTACACCGTCGAAGAAATCAAAACCATCAAGGCCGAATACCGAGCCAAGACCCGCGAACTGAAGAGGGCTGCAGCATGATCTATCCAAGTGTTCTGAACGCAGTTGTCTCGGCCCTCGCGGCTGAGGCGATCGACAACACCAGCAAGCAGGCGTGGCAGAAGCTGTACAACTCTGTCGACGAAGAAGAGGGCGGCGATCTGGCGACATTGGTCCGCTCCCGTGGCGCTGACACCATCGACCGCACTCAGGTGGATTGCTGGGTATCTGCACGGCTGCATAGTGCGCTCGAGCAGAAGCACTGGGATGCGCTGGTGGCGAAGTACAGCACCCACAAGGGCCGCAAGGTGCAGGCGATCGCGGCACTGCAAACCCAGATCAACACTCCGGCGCCGAAGCTGTTCCTGTTCAAGGCCAGCACCGCATGGGCTATCCCGCAGCTGAAGGGAGCGCGGCCGAAGGTGGCGACCTCCGTGTCAGTCGAGATCCCAATCGATGCGCCAGAGTGGCGCCGTGAGGCGGTGGTGAAGGCTGCGCTGGCTGCCGGTCAGGCGAAGGTCAAGCGTAACAGCTCCCGATCCGCCGACATGATCGTGCTCAAAGACAGCTTTTACGACATGAACACCTGGGACAACGACGGCACGCCGGAGTCGACTCGCCGACGGTGGCGTCAGGATATCGGCAAGGCTGCTGATGACCTGGTGAACGAAGCTTTGGCACATGCCGCCGACATTCTCGGAGGTGAAGGTTTGCTGATTGAACAAGCGGCGTGATTGCCTGTTGACATCAGTGAGCGAATGAGCGAAATTAATCCCATCCTGTCATTTCTGCGCGTATCGAGGAGTGACAAATAAGCCCGACCATTGCGTCGGGCTTTTTTATTTCTATCGATATGTGGCAATCTGCCTTCCTTAAAAATTGAGAGGGATGGCAATGTCTAAGTATTCAGAGTTAGTTCAGAAGTTTCTGGTTGCGAAATCTTCTGACGCCGCATACTGGGAAGACCTCAAGGATACCGCTATCAAAGTTGCTAGAGGGTTCACGAGTTATTTGGAGGCCCCAACAGGTAACACTGTTGAAATCGGCGGTGTGAAGGCGCCTGTTGTAGCTCTGGGGGCCCAGGATGCCGGGAACTTTTTGATTCGCAGTACGAATCAGTGGGAGAAGACGGGGCGCAGCTTGGAGTTTGCGCTTCGTCTAACATTCGATGCAGGCCACAGCACAAATCCTGCGAATTTCGTCGTTTTTTCTATGGTCCTCTCCCGCGATAGCAAGGGTTATTCGCTGCGAGTCGATGATTGCGATGCTGTGATTTTTTCTCAGAGTTCGTACACTCCTGTTTTCGAAGTACTGATGGCACGTGCGGTTACGCACCTAGAGTCAGTGCATTAAAAAGTAGTTTTCGGATAAGCACCCGGCCACCGTGCCGGGTTTTTTGTGCCCCAATTTTACCTGTAGCCAGGACAGTCCTTCGGGAAGGCCTGGACGTCGATAGCCGGATAGTGCGACGTACGGAATCAACACCGGCAGCCCGCGCACTCTGACCTCACACGCTTGTGGAGTGGCGCGAGACTGGATCAGCGAGATCGATGCAAAGGGGCGTCGACGTTGATAAGGCCTTTGGCCGACAGCTCGGAAAGACGAGCGCACCTATTCAGGGCCTCAGCATTCGCTGGGGCTTTTTAGTTTTCGGCTCCCCACACCCATTGCCCCGAGCTGGGAGTGCAGTGGACGCCGGATTTATCAATCTCCCCAAGGGGGAGGCAACCCGGATGCCAAACATGCCTGACAAGCCAGACACATGGGCCAAGATCTGGCTGGCGTTGAGCAATCCGCTCTGGCAGGGCGTGATCATGTCCATCACCGTATCGTTGCTTCGAGTCATGTACGACGCGAAGGAAACCAGTAAGCGCCGGATTGTGTTCGAGGCGCTGATCTGCGGATCGCTGAGCTTGGTCGCGTCCAGCATTATCGAGTGGATGGCCTGGCCTTCCAGTTTGTCCGTCGCTGCCGGTGGCACGATCGGCTTCCTCGGCGTGACAGCCATTCGCGAGCTGGTGACCCGCTTCCTCGGTCGCAAGGCGGATGCGGCATGAAGGCCTTCGCCGCTGCAATCATCATCGCCTTGGTCGGCCTGCTCCTCATTGGCATTCAGCAGTCGCGCGTCGTCGCCCTTCGCGGGGAGGTGGCATTCGAGGCCAGCGAGAAGAAGAAGGCGGTCGACGCCAACCTCGAAAGCCAGGCCACGATCACCACGCTGCGCGCCGAAGCCCAGCGCAACGCCTATTACCAGAAAGACCTGAACAAGCGGTTACAGGCCAGTCAGGCCAAAGCCAAAAAGGCGGAGAAGAACTTTGAAGAACTCAAACGCAACAGCAAGCCTGTTCGTGATTGGGCTGCTCAGCCTCTGCCTGACGGCCTGCGCGGGAAAGCCGCCACTGGTAACAAAGACAGCGGCAGTAAGAGTCGAGCCCCCTGAACTGGTGCCATGCGAGCGGGTAGCTGATGAAGACCTCGCCGACAACGGCCAGCTTTGGGAACTGAAGAACCAAGCCATCAACCTGCTCGACACCTGTGCAGACCAGGTGGACGCGCAGATCATGCGCAGTCAGAGCAAGTAGGTCGCGACACGTTTCGCGAGGGTGCAAATTGTGTCGCGACACGACAAGGAGAGAGCCATGAGTAACGGACATACCAACCCAACCTGCCGAGGCGACATGAAACTCGGCACAGGCTGCGGGCGCTGTGTGCGATGCGCAGTTTTCAAGCCGGCCGAGATTCACCATCTTGCGGACCAGCGCCCGCACCTGATGGTGGTAGCCAGTGACGGGCCTCACGTCATCCCGCGCGCGCTGATCCAGTCAGTGATCGACGGAAAAAAACCATCCGCCATCCTCACCGAGCCGGTAGTGCAGCGCATCATCGAAGAATGGCTGCAGAAGGTGAGCGCATGACCGCCAAGCTGATTGATTTCAAGCGCGAGGGATGGCGCGACGCCGCCAAGACTCTGCGCAAGATCGCAGATGACCTCGATGCCGGTGTTCATCCGGAATGCACTGTGGGCGCGCTGACACTCATGGGGCCGAAAGGCGAAGTGACGGTGTTCGGGCTGGGGCCCAAGTGCGACGACCTGCAATGCCTGGGTGCTATGCGCCTGGGTGAGCAGAAGCTGATTGATGTGTTGCTGGACGGCGGGGAAGGGTAAGTGTGCCGCAGGTGAGTGCGGCACGGGTGGATCACTTGACCTTCAAAGCTTCTTGAATCTGATCTGCGTACTTGCTGAGATTGTCAAACTCGTCAGCAACAACTGTTCCGTATGTAGGGGCGTTTGTGACCTTTGACTGAATCACGCTAAGCGCCGCAGATACCGCCAGCGCCCTCTTATCTTCAGCAGATTGGTTGTATGCACTGTATTTGCTGAGGTCGATCGACATGTATTGCTCCTTGCGTTGAGTTGATCCCTACCAATACCGGCAACACGCCACTATTTCAATATCGACCTTAGGCCTACCTGAGACAATTTATGACAACCAAGCAACCCGACTGGGAGGCGATCGAACGAGCCTACCGGGCTGGTCTGCTTTCCCTGCGCGCCCTCGCTGATAAGTTCGACACCAACGAAGGCACGATACGCAGCAGGGCAAAGAAGCATGGCTGGTTGCGTGACCTCTCTGAGCAGGTACGCACCGCAACGAAAGGAAAGCTTTCACGCGAAGTTTCACGCACTGACGTCACGCAGCGCGATGTGCGTGAAGATGCGCAAATCGTTGAGGAGGCTGCAACAGAGGCGGCCTCCGTTGTGCTGTCTCACCGTGTGGATTTGGCACAGTGGCGCTCAATCTCGAACAAGCTGCGTGATGCGTTGCAAGGCATCAAGGTGACCGAAGACAACATCAGCGACTTCTCCCGCTCACTCAACGCAGGCGTCGACGCTCAGCTCAAGGTGATCAAGGGCGAGCGCCAAGCATTCAATCTCGACACGGAAGAGGGCGACAAGACAGTCGACACCCTGGCCGCGATGATGGACGAACTATCGAAGGACGCCTGACATGAAGCCCGAGCACATGAAGCTGCTCCGGGATAAGCGTTGGCGGTTGAACAATCTCTACTTCATCACCGACAAGCAGGGCAAGAAAGTCCGCTTCCGGATGACGGACGAGCAGATTGAATACTTCGACGGGATGCACACCCGGAACATCATCCTGAAAGCTCGGCAGCTCGGCTTCACCACCGAGTGCTGCATCATCCAGCTCGACGCTGCTTTGTTCGAGTCGGCCAAGTGCGCACTGATCGCCCACACCCTGAACGACGCCAAGCGTCTGTTCCGGGAGAAAGTGAAGTACGCCTACGACAATCTGCCGAAAGAGATCCGCGCCGCCAACCCTGCGAGCAACGACGCGGCAGGCGAACTGGTGTTCAGTAAAGGCGGTTCGCTCTACGTCAGCACCTCGTTCCGTGGCGGCACACTGCGCTACCTGCACGTCTCCGAGTTCGGGAAGATCTGCGCCAAGTTTCCGCACAAGGCGCGCGAGATCGTCACCGGTGCCTTCGAGGCGGTGGCAACTGACTGCTTCGTCACGATTGAATCGACGGCGGAGGGGCGGGCGGGCTACTTCTTCGACTACTCACAGAGCGCCGAGAAGCAACTGCTGTCAGGCACGCCACTGGGCAAGCTGGACTGGAAGTTCTTCTTTTTCAGTTGGTGGAAGAACAAGGCCTACTGGCTCGACCCCACCGACGCGGTCATCCCGCAGCGGCTGACCGACTACTTCAACGAGTTATTTGCCAAGCACGGCATCGACACGAACCCCGGCCAGCGCGCCTGGTACGCCGCCAAGGAGAAGACCCTCGGCGACGACATGAAGCGGGAATACCCGTCGATCCCGGCCGAAGCCTTCCAGCAGTCTATCGAGGGCGCCTACTACGCCCAGCAGTTCACCAAGCTGTATGCCGCTCAACGGATCGGCACGCTGCCAGACAACAGCCACCTGCCGGTGATGACCTTCTGGGACATCGGCGTCGGCGACTCCACGGCCATATGGTTCGTGCGTCAGGTCGGCAACGAGTATCACGTCATCGACTTCTACCAGAACAGCGGGGAAGGCCTGCGGCACTACATGAAGGTGCTCAAGGACAAGGGTTACACCTACTCCGAGCACTGGGGTCCGCATGACATCGACAACCGCGAGTTCGGCAGCGATGCCAAAACCCGCCGGGAAATGGCGCGCGAAGGCTACGAGATCGACGGCCAGCACTACCGCATGACGTTCCAGGTCGTGCCGAAGATCGGCGTCGACGACGGTATCGACCAGGCTCGCGAAATCCTCGCCCACTGTGCCTTTGACGAGGCGAAGTGCGAAGAGGGCATCACTGCGCTCGAGAACTATCGCAAAGAGTGGGACGACAAGAAAGGCTGCTGGAAAGACCGGCCGCTTCATGACTGGGCGTCTCACCCCGCCGATGCGTGGCGCTACTTCGCTGTCGCCAAAACGAAGCGCGCCACCATGACCCACATACCTGTCACCTTCACTTTCTGAGGCCCATATGCCCAACTACAGCGCCATCAGGCAGGAGTACAGCGATGCCTTGCCCGGTTGGCAGCTGGTCAAGCGTTGCGTAGCCGGGCCGCGAGAGGTTCGCAAGTACAACGAATACCTGCCAATGCCAGACCCGGAAAACAAATCACCGGAGAATCTGGCTCGGTACAAGCAGTACAAGAAGCGGGCGATGTTCCTCAACATCACCGGTCGCACTCGCACCGGTTTGATGGGAGCGGTGTTTCGCAAGACTGCCGAACTATCCCTGCCTACCGCGGTTGATTATCTGAAGGAGAACGCCAGCGGCGACGGCACCAGCCTTGAGCAGTTGTCGAAGGAATCGGTTGGCGAGTGCCTGGACAGCGGGCGAGGCGGCTTTCTGGTCGACTTCCCGACCGTGGCCACTGAAAGCGGCGTCAGCTCGATGGCTGACCTTGCCACCAAGCGCGCCCTGATCCATCACTACGAAGCCTTGTCGATTATCGACTGGGATGAGCAAGTGATCGATGGCGTGAAGAGCCTAGTGTACGTGAACCTGCGGGAGTGCGTGTCTGAGTTCAACGCTACCGACCTGTCCCGCGAGACATACACGCAGAACCGGGTCTTGCTGCTGGTCGACGGGAAATACGTACAGCGCGTCTACAAGGAGGGCGAAGAAAGCGTCGAGGAGACGCAGCCTACTGACAAGGCTGGCAAGCCCTTCGATCACATCCCGTTCAGCTTCTACGGGGCTCAGAACAACGACGCCAGTATCGACAAGTCGCCGCTGGAAGATCTGGCCGACGTCAACATCCTTCACTACGGCAACAGCGCCACGGTGGAGGAGAGCGGTTTTATCAGTAGTCAGCCAACGCTGTTCATCACTACCAGCATCGAAGCCGACGAGTTCGCGAAGCTGAACCCGAACGGTCTGCACATTGGCTCGCGCCGGGGGCCACAACCTCGGGAAGTCCGGATCCGCAGTCATGCTGCAGGCCACCGAAACCCAGCTCGCCCGAACCCTGATGAAGGACAAGGAAGAGCAGATGCTGATGATCGGCGCCCGTGTCGTCCAGAAGGGCAGCGGCGCCGAGACGGCAGAGGCTGTTCGCATCCGCTACAGCTCGGACAACAGCGTGCTGGGCACAATCGCCGGCAACGTATCCGAGGCCCTGAAGCGAGCAATCCTCGACGCCGAGCGCTTCATGATGGATGCGCCGGACGAGAAGGGCACCGTGTTCTGGTTAAATCAGTCGTTCTTCGACGAAACCATGACCGCGCAAGACATCCTCGCCCAGGTGCAACTGTGGCAGCAGGGCTTCATTGCGAAGTCGGATGTCCGGGTGAACCTGCGGCAGGGTGGTGTTCTTGAAGCCGATCGCACGGACGAGAAGATCGACGAAGAGCTGGCCAGCGCGCCACCTGTAGGCGGAAACGATGAGCAATGAAGGCTTTCTTGAGGACGCCGCCACGCGTCACCAGATTTACGTTCAGCGGTACGCCGGCGGAAACCTGAAGCGTGTGGCGTCGTTCATCAGCAAAGCCATCAAGACGGCCAAGCAGCGCGTATCGGACGGCCTGAGCGCTTACGGTACGCGCCGGTACAACTCTCAGATCGAAACGCTTCAGGGCGACTTGCGGGGCATCTACGACAACCTCAAAGGGCGCGCTCAGCTGGATCTCGGCGAGTTCGCCACCTACGAGGCCCAGTTCAACGCGACGATGCTGGGAAAGGTTGTCCGTGCGGTGGTTCAGCTCAATGTGCCATCGGCCGAGATGATCTCCGCCGCAGCCCTAGCTGATCCGCTGCAGCTCGAAGCGCGCAAGGGCATTCAGCGCATCAGTATCAGCGGTGCGCTAGACCAGTTTGGTACGAAGAAGGCGGCCGAGATCATCGGCGAGATTCAGATCGGTTCCAGCCTAGGCGAAACCAGCCAGCAGATCAGCCGGCGTCTGACCGGCATTCATCAGTTGCAGCAGGATCAGGCCGGAGCACTGGTTCGCACCATGACCAACCACATCGCCAGCACGGCGCGAGTGGAAACGCTGAAGGCGAACGCCGACATCCTCGCAGGGATGCGCAGGGTGGCGACCTTGGACTCGAAAACCACGCTGTTCTGCATGAGCGTCGACCAGACGGTGATCCCGCTGGATGGGCCGAAGCCTCCGTATCACTGGGGCTGCCGCACCACGCTGATTCCGGTGCTGAAGGACGAATTTGCCCGCGAAATCAAAGGCTCGACGCGGCCCTCAATCGGCCCTGACGGGGTGGCACTTGTGTCGAGCAAGACGAGCTATCAGGAATGGCTGGCTCGTCAGCCGGCGGCCTTTCAGCGCGATGTTCTCGGGCCGAACCGGTATGCGCTCTTTAGCAAAGGTGAGTTGACCCTCGACAAGTTCATCGACGAAAACGGCAAGACGTTGTCTCTGAAGGAGTTGCGACATCGCGAGCCGATAGCTTTTCAGCAATCAGCACTGCTACCTTAGTAAAAAATCATTAGGGAAGTGCTGAATGCTTTCGATGCTGAACGCTCAAGAACGGAACGATATTCTGATTTGGTTCGAAACTGGCGTTCGAAATTCTCATGTGCCCAAACTGGCAAACGATGCGTGTAAGAAAGTCTGCAAAATGGTTCGCTTGGCATACAAGGGAAAGAGGCTTGCAGATATTGAATTGGTGAGGATTTTCACTTTGTTTGTCGCGCATGACTACTTGGTGAAGGCTGCTATGAAGCCCCACCTAGGTTTTCCGTTAGTAATTCAAAAGGTATATGACATTCGTCCATATGACCCACGCGATATGAGTCTTCTCGATATGCAGTTGTATTAATCGCGCTCAAATCAATAACCCGCTTCGGCGGGTTTTTTTATGCCCGCAGGCAGGGCCTGCACTACGTCTCTGGGAGACAGCAATGACCTTGAAATTCCAACTGGACAGCCTCGAAGGCGTCGACGAATCCATCCAAGCCCTCTACGTCGAGAAGGACGGCAAGTTCGTCCTCGGCATTGAAGGACTGCCACAGCAGGAAGATGTTTCCGGCTTGAAATCCAAAGTCCAGGAGCTCCTGGATGAGAAGAAGGCGGAAGCCGAGAAACGCAAAGCCGCAGAGGACCAGGCTCGACTGGATCGCGAAGAGGCGCTGCGCAAGTCCGGCAACGTCGAAGAGCTCGAAAAATCCTGGTCTGAGAAGTACGCACGCCGCGAAGCTGAGCTGACCGGCCAACTCGAAAGCACGAATAGCACACTGCAAGGCCAGATCCGGGATCTGACTGTGGGCCGTACTGCTACCGAGATCGCGACCACTCTGGCCATTCCTGGCAGCTCCAAGGCATTGCTTCCCCACATCGAACGCCGGCTCAGTGTTGAGCAGCGCGACGGCAAACCAACAGTCGTCGTGCTGGACGCGGCTGGCAAGCTCTCGGCGGCAACGCTGGACGAGCTGAAAGCAGAATTTACCAACGATCCGGCCTTTGGCCCGCTGATCGCTGGCAGCAAGGCATCGGGCGGCGGGGCCGGCGGTGCTGGGAAAGGCGGCGGGGCCGCAAAAGGAAACATCGGCGGCACCAAAGAGGAACGACAGGCCGCAATCGCGAGCCGGTTCCCAGACCTCCCTCAGAAATAAGGAAAATCACTCATGTCCCTGTCGCAAATGCAGGTCTTCAACGAATACGTAATGCCGGCGACCATCGAGACGCTGGATCAGATGCTGGTCGCGTTCAACGCTGCCAGCCGTGGCGCCATCCTGCTGTCGCCTGACGGTTTCACTGGCGACTTCCTCCAGGAGTCGTTCTTCCAGACCCTGGCCGCCGCCCAGCGCCGCGTCGATCGCTACGCCGCCAACGGCGCCGCACCGATCACCGACCTGACCGAGTTGAAGAACTCCTCGGTAAAAGTGGCTGGCGGCTTCGGCCCGATCCGGTACGAGCCTTCGCAGATGACCTGGCTGGAGCGCCCAACCGCTCAGGGCATCGAAGTCGCTTCGCGCGCGTTCGCTGAGATCCTGCTGAAGGATCAGCTGAACACCGCGATTGCTGCTCTGGTGGCTGCTATCACCGCCCAGGCAGCGGCGGTGAACGACGTGTCTGCAACCGCCGGCATCAGCCAGGCCGCACTGAACAACGCCCACGCGAAGTTCGGCGATGCGAGTCAGTCGCTGGTCACCCAGATCATGCAGGGCACCACCTACCACAAGCTGGTCGGCCAGGCGCTCACCAACAGCGAGCAACTTTTCCAAGCGGGCAACGTCCGCGTGGTGGACATCCTCGGCAAGATCTCGGTTGTTACCGACGCTCCGGCGCTCATGCAGACCGGTACGCCGAACAAGGAAATCGTCTTGTCGCTGGTGCAAGGCGCGGCGATGGTGCACGACGGCCGCGACATCATCAGCAACGTCCAGACCACCAACGGCAAGGAACGGATCGAGACCACGCTGCAGACCGATTACACCTTCGGCCTGGGTCTGAAGGGTTACACCTGGGACACCACCGCCGGTGGCAAGTCTCCGACCGACGCCGAACTGGCGACCGGCACCAACTGGGACAAGACCGCCACCAGCATCAAGCACACCGCCGGTGTTGCTCTGATCGGTGACGCCTCCAAGTAACTCCTAATTGCTGAGCCGGGCTGCGTGCCCGGTTCCGCGAGGACATGATCATGAGCAACAAAATCTGGTATCTGCCCGGCCCGTTCCACCAGTATCGGGAAAACGTGAAAGAGCTGGCCAAGGAATACGGTTTGCGCATCGTCGACGCGAACGTCACCGAAGGCCGCGAGGGTGAAGCTGTCGATGTGCCTGAAGTGACAATGCGACAGGCTGCTCCGGTGCCGGTACTGGTGATCGACGGCCAAGGTGGTGTTGATGGCGCAGCGCTGCAGGAGCTGATCGACAAGTTGAATGCAGAGCGAGACGGCATCGTGCCGCTGATCGAGGCGGCCGAAGGTCTTGCTCCGCTGGAACATCCTGGCGCCGGCGAACTGCCGATCCGCCTGTTCGATGCTTTGACCTCCATTCACGAAGGCATCGCCTCACTGAAGAGCAAGCGTGATGAACTGCTGGATGAAGTCGAATCGCTCCGAGCAGACGTCGCGCGGCTGACTCCTGCATCGCAGAGCAACGGCTCGGCTCTCGAAGAACTGACCGTCGTGCAGATCAAGGAGCAGCTCGATGCCAAGGGCGTTACCTACAAGGTCAATGACTCGAAGCCTGAGCTGCTCGCTCTCCTGAAGGCCAACCAGTAACACCCCGGGGCTTCGGCCTCACTCATTCAAGCGGAGGCCTGATGGCTACCTACATCACCGTGGCGGACGTTGACGCCATCCTCGGGGCTTCGTGGGCTCCAGATGACAAAAAGGCCCGGGCGGTGTTGCAGGCGAATGCCTATATGACCTCGCTCAACCTGGTCGGCATCGACATGGACGCCATTCCCGACGAGGTGAAGCAAGCCGGCGCCGAGCTGGCGGTTGTCGCCTCTGAAGGAAAGCTGTACCAGCAGCACACCGAGGGATCACTGGAAGCCAAGACGGTGAAGGCCGGATCGGTGACCACCAGCAAGACGTTCGCTTCGATCGACACCAGCAAATCCACTGCGCTGCCCGATGGGGTCCAGTTCGCGCTGGGGCTGCTCGCGCCATGGCGTGTCAGCGGCTTCAGCTTCAACGTGTACAGGTGACCCATGGGCCTACGTGAAGAGATCCAAGCGGATCTGGCCGAAGCGTTCGACACTGATCTGGCGGACGCCGTGAAGCCATTCAGCGGTGGAGTGACGCTGCCGGGAGCGTGGGATCCGGTCACTGAGGCGGCGGGCGACCCTGTTGTGATCGCCTACACCGGTCGTGGCGTGTTCGACGCGTTCAAGATTGCTCAAGTCGATGGCGTGAACATCCGCGCCACCGACCAGCTGCTGATCGCGCTTACCAACGAAACGATCGGCGGTGCTCCTGACATCGGCCACAAGATCAACGATTTCGACGTGGTCAACGTCCAGACCGACCCGGCCGGCGCCCATTACGAGATCCAGCTGAGGAAAGTCTGATGACGAACAAGGCGGGCTGGAGCCACAGCCTCACGGACTTTGCTGATCAGGCTGGCGAGGACATTACCCAGATGGCGCGCGTCATCGCGACAGCCATGCTCACGGAGGTGGTGAACCGCTCGCCGGTCGGCAACCCTGACCTTTGGCAAGCCAACGTGGCGCTGCGCACGAAGAACGTAGCGCTGGCAGATGCCTATGACGCGAACGTCGACGCCCGCAACGCGGCGCGCACCGGTGGCCGGGCCTTCAAGAAGCTGACCAAACGCGAGCGCGAAGAGAACTATTTCGTCAAAGCGCAGGCAGCGGGGAAGGGATACATCGGCGGCACGTTCCGAGGCAGTCACCTGGTATCGATCGGTGCGCCCGACATGACTGTTACCGACAACGTCGACCCGTCCGGCCGCGAAACGATCAGCAAGGGCAGCATGCTCATCAAGGCATCGGGCCAGTTTCCCGTCATCTACATCCAAACGAATAGCCCCTACGGCGAGATGCTGGAGTTGGGGCATTCCACGCAGGCGCCCGGCGGGGTTTATGACCTCGCGTTCATCGGCGTATCCGAGGCCTACAAATGACCTTCGAGCAGATCAGGGCGCTCATCACCGGCCGCATGGTTGCTTTCACCGGTATTGACCAGACGCGGATCGATTACCCGAACCAGCCGGAAGTGTTCACGCCGCCGGCAACCGGCCTCTGGTGCCGGCTGAATATCCAGTACGCATCGGCCTTCATGGCCGGCATGGCCGACCGGCCGCACACACGCAAGCCCGGGCAGATCAGCATTCAATGCTTCGCCCGTGAGCGAACCGGCACCAAGGCAATCAACGAACTGGCCGACGCACTTGAATCGCACTTCGCCTACTGGATGTCCGGCGACCTGGAATGCATGGAAGCCAGCCAAGTGGTCGCCGGCGAGTTCGAGGGCTTCTACCAAATCAACGTCAACATCCGGTTCCGCGCCGGTTAAAGCAATCTGCAGTAGTGGCGTAGGACGAACCATTTGTTCGATACGCCTAGTTTCTTTATCGCGTCAGCATGATTCAAATATTTGTCGAGCTCATCTTCTTTGTCTGCCGGCCAGTCTGCGAAGTTGTGAACAATGATGGCCGAGGTCTGTTGAACCTCCTTGCCAAAACCTGCCCTAGTGTAATAGTCCATCGGCCTTTCCGAGATCAGCTCGAGCTTATTCCTGAACTGATTTCTCCAATGCGCTTCGTGGCTTTTACACTCTTGCAGAATTAGCGGATCTTTCATGCGTTCCTTCGCAGATTTGTATTCCTCGATCAGCCTAGCCGCCGTCAGCCAGCCAAGTCTGTCGGAAGGAGGGGGAGAGCCAGGGCGGCTCTGCCCAGTTAGCGCAGCAAAAGAGCGCTCAAGGGTAAGTACCGCATAAGCTAGCAAACGCTCATTCTCTCTAGCGCTCGCCGTCCTTTTTATCGTCCAGACTGCTGCGATAGCTGATCCTGCGCCGGCGAATGCTGCAATTGCCTCCGCGCTTGGAAGATGACTACCGATTGCATGAAGCACAAATGTCCATTCCATTGCCGATGTAGCCCTTAGTGAAGTGACGTTGATTATCTCAGCGCCTCGAAGATTTACCACTTTAGATCGCCCGCGCCTGCGGGTTTTTTTATGCCCGCGAATAGGAGGCTCCAATGAGCTCTGGCGCAAAAGTTGTAAGCCACATCATTGCGGAGGTGACGCCCGGCGTTACTCCCACCGGCACCTGGGACACGCTTCGCCTCACTGGCAACGCACTGACCCCGACGGTCAACACCCAAGTCAGTGACGAAATCACCGACACCCGGCTGAGCCAGGGCTCGGTTGCCACCAGCATCGATATCGGCGGTGACCTGACGGCGGAATTCTCGTTCGGCTCGTTCGACAAGCTGCTGGAGGCCGCGTTCTACGGTAACTGGACGGGCAACGTGCTGAGTGTTGGCGAGACCCGCCACACCTTCAGCATCGCCAAGGGCTACGACGACGTCGGCGTCTACGGCGTGTTCAAGGGCGCGCACGTCTCGACCTTCGCACTCGACATTCCGTCGGACGGCAAGATCACCGCCACCTTCAACATGGCGTGCCTGGACTACGCCGACAGCGAGACCTCGATCGTTGTTTCGCCGAACGCCCCGACCACCACGCCGTTCCTGTCGAACAACAACGTCGGCACGATCCTGGTGAACGGCCAGTCGCTGGAAGGTGTGGCTTGCGTCTCGGCCATGACTGTCAACCTCGACAACAGCCTGCAAACGCAGCGTTGCCTTGGCTCCGACAGTCTTGGTCCGGGTGCACACATTGCGACCGAAGCGGCGATCACCGGCAGCATCACGCTGGCCTGGTCGAAGCGGGCGTGGGAGATCTGGAAGAACACCTTCACCCGCGCGCCAATCGGCGTCGTATTCCCGATCACCGACAGCCTGGGCAACAAGTACACCTTCAACTTTCCAGCAGTGGAAGTGGATGGCGAGCTGCCGAATGGCGGCAAGCGCGACCTGATCGAGGTGACGCTGAACTACACCGTTGCCAAGGTCAGCCCGACCATCACCCGCGTTCCGTTCGTGCCGGTGACCAGCGTCTCGGTGGCGCCTACGACCGCATCCATTGTGGTAGCCGCGACTCGTCAGCTCACTGCGTCGGCGTTGCCGGCCGAAACCGCGCAAAACGTCACCTGGTCCAGTTCGGCGCCGAGCGTTGCCACTGTCAGCTCATCCGGCTTGGTCTCCGGTGTTTCCGCTGGCTCCGCGACGATTACCGCTACCAGCGTTTCGGACGTCACCAAAACCAGCGCGGCGGCGATCACCGTCACTGCATAAACCAGTTCGACCTTTGGCTGCCTCGGCATTCACGCCGGCCGGGGCGGCCATTTTATTGGCGCGGCGTTGAGGAATTACCATGGCTCTGCAACTGGGCAAGAAGAAACCGGCAGTCACCGGCGAGCGCTGGGCGAACTTCGACAAGGACACCAAAGTGCTGCTGGCCGGCATCGACAACCCTGAGTATCAGGTTGCGCTGGAGCGCATGCGCCGCCGCATTCAGCGCAACGATGCGCGGTTTGAAGAGGGGCAGGTTGGAGTGGTCGCCGGCGAGAAAACCGAGCACCAGAACCATTCGATGCTGCTGGCAAGCTTCGTAGTGAAGGACTGGGATGGCGTGCTGGACGCCGAGGGCAACCCGGTCAAGTACAGCCCGGCGATTGCCGCTGAGCTACTGGAAAACAATACCGAGTTCTTCATCTTCGTGCTGCGCGAAGGCGCGCTGGCCGCCAACGATGCCGCCGAAGAGCGGGCAGAGTCGGTGGGAAAGCCCTTTCCCGCTTCGAGTGGGAGCAGGAGTGGGGCGGCGAAAGCGAAAAGCGCCGGGCAGTCTACGCGCGCCTGAAGCTGGCGGTACCGGATGAACCAGAACGAGACCCGATCACCGCGTATCTGCTGAACCTGTACCGCAATATCTGCCGTGGGCGCCGGTACATCACCGGCATGGCCGGGGCATTCCCGCTTCCTCTATCGGCGCGGGAGATCTCCGACTGGCTGGAGTCGCACCCGTCGCCACTGCCGCGTGATGAGATTGACGATGTGATGTTTGCGCTGGATGCCTTGTGTTTGGCGGTCGATGAAGGATAACCACAGTGCGTGACTCTAGCCCGATTGTCTCGGGCTATATCTATGGCTTTTTATCCTGTTTTTCGGGCGCCGGAGGCGGTGCAGGCGGTGTGGACGATGGTAACGGGCGACGAAGTACGCCTGGCTGAGTGAAGTTTTCAGGGCTGTACGTCAATTCACCACTTCTGATCTTACGCAGTATTTCCTGTTCGGCAGGAGTCATGCTGGCATCTCATCCTTGTTTGGGTTTTTCAGACGAAGGTGGGGGAGGCGGAGCTTTTGGAGTCGTAGTAGGCAACGCGGTCCTCTGTCCGGTGGGGTTGATATTTAGTCCCTCATTGCCGGTTAGAAGCCCTTTGTGCAGGAGCTCATTGGGTTTAGCGTCGTTTTGATTATTCATAACTCCACACCTCAGTTTAGGAATTCAACCCATTGAATATCTGTAGCATTGATCATGATGGACTGCGTCTCGGGGCATTCTAGACGATCGCCCCCTGTTATCCATGTGGGAGAGGATACCAAATACACGCCCGTGCTTTTGGAGCTTGGATAGGCGTCGAGATAGCCCATAAGTCGCCGGCTGTCGGAGAAATGCAATACTACACCGCAGTTGGCCATAGCTTTGTGGATGTGCACAGCGTCATCTTGGGACGCTCGAGTCGTCAGCTTAAACGTGCGCGCAATGCTGAAGGCCGTATCGTTATTGCAGAGATAAGCAAGAATTAACCCTATCGTGGTTGCAACGGCTAGTGCCCACAGGTCCGCCGACGTGTTATCCCAAGTACCAAAATCGTAATAATTGCCCAGCACGTAGCACAGTTTTTCTATCCCTGACACAATTATTTGTACTACTGCAGTGCCAATGAGTGCCTGGAGCACCCTGTCAACGGCTGTTGGTTTTTGCGCTTCTGCGAACCAGTAGAAAACAAGCATCGCCAGAAACCCTGGCATGAGCTGCTTAAGTACTGGGACCAGATCTGGTGATATGCCGTCCATGGTTTTGAGTTATTCCTTCGGAAACTTCTTGCGGGGAGTCGGCCCTTTTGGCGAAGCAGTGCCGTCCTGCCACTCATCTAGAACCTTGATCATGGCATCCATTACGGCTGCGTTAAGGTCCCTTTTGGTCACGGGTCTGTCTTGATCAAGTGACGCCATCAGCTTTTCTTTCGAGATGCCGCGCTTAATGGGCATTGGTTCGGTAGCAGGTAGATAGAAAGGGTGTTCGGGATTCAACCGATCCCTGTCACTGATACCCATTTCATCAGTATCGCCGACGCTGCGCTCAAGCCGAGCAACGATTTCGGCGGTAAGAGAGCGCCGATTCCGCTTGGCGAGAGCTTCAAGCTCATCCTTTAGGGATGCGGGCATTCGAAAATTGACCTGAAGGTCTACACGGCTCATTTGGTGGCGCCTTTCACTGAAAGTAAAACGAGTAAAAGGATGAAGCACTTTGCTATAGACGGCAATAAAGCAAAGTGCTTTAATAAAAACCAAGCAAAGTGCTATACAAGGAGTGAGCTGATGAGCAGGAAAGATCCGCAGTTCAATTTGAGGTTGCCGGAGGAGGTGAAGGAGTGGGTAGAGCAAAGCGCGAAGGAGAATTGCCGGTCCCAGACCGCAGAGATTGTTTTCTGGCTGACGACGGCAAAGAAACGGCAAGAGCAAGCAGCAGCTTGAAAATGAAGAAGCCCCAGTGCGGGAACACTGAGGCTTCGGAAAACGAGATCAACTTCGAGGAAGAAATCGTCATGTCGAATATTAGCACAGCGGTCTCCAATGTCATCCCGTTTGATTTTCGCGGCAATAGCATCCGCGCAGTGTCCATTGATGGGCAGCCATGGTTTGTCGCATCGGATGTTTGCCGCGTTCTTGATGTGGCTAACACAACCCAAGCAGTGCAGTCGCTGGATGAAGATGAGCGGTCTATGTTCAACATAGGTCGTCAGGGGCTGGCCAACGTGGTGAACGAGTCAGGCCTATACACGCTGATTCTGCGCAGCCGTGATGCCGTTAAGAAAGGCAGCAAGCCACACGCATTTCGGAAATGGGTTACCGCCGAGGTATTGCCCTCAATTCGCGAGCAAGGCCATTACCTTGACGATCATGCAGTCATGGGAGACCTCGTCGGAGCCGTCATCGGCACCAGCGGGGAGAACGTACTCGATCGCGTGATTGATCAGAAGGCCTCACCAGTACCTCATTCGCTCCAGCGCAGCTTCAAGCAGACCATGAAAAGCCGTTTGCGCTCGCGCTTCAATGTGCACCGCACCGCGCTGATCCCGGCTGAGTGCTTGGCCGACGCCTGCAACTTCGTTGCATCCTACGCCCTGGAAGGCGAGTGGATCGGTCGTCCCGATACGGAAGGCTTGTTCTTCAGCAATCAGGAAGTCGGCCACATCTATCTGCTGATGAGTCGCCACTTCTGTCTCATGGATGATCGCGAGGTGATTCTGGCTTCGGCACGCACCCTTGATTCACGCGTACTGATGAGGGTGTTCGACCAGATCAACGAGGGGCGAAGTTCTTTCGCCGCGCTCGATGCTCGGAGGTCGGAAATTTACAGCATCTACCGCGCAAATGGCTGCTCACCCGGTGGTTATGCAATTGTTGCTTGATCTCAATTGAACCACGACCCCGCACCTGCGGGGTTTTGGTGCTTCCTGCGGATGGTGGTAGATTGCTGCCATTACTCAGGGAGGTTTGGCATGCAAAACGATACCGGTCCACTGGGAGTGCTGGTCCTATTGTTCGTGGGGGTTTTGGTCTACTTCATGCCAAGTCTCAACGCACGCCACCGCCGGCACCCAAATTTCAACTCGATCCTTCTATTGAACCTGTTCCTCGGTTGGACGCTAATTGGATGGGTGGTCTCCATCGTGTGGTCGGCATCTTCCATTGCGCCGATTGAGCCAATCAGGGTTCGCCCTGAGGCTGAACCTTCTGAGGACAAGTATCAAAAGATAGAGCGGCTCGGCGGCCTAAAAGAGAAAGGCCTGCTCAATGAAGCCGAGTATGAGGCTGAAAAAGCCAAAATCTTGCAGAGCTGAATGCCTGCACAAATGACCCGCTTCGGCGGGTTTTTTTATGCCTGGAGAAAGGTATGGCTCAAACATCACGCTTGGTTTTGGAGATTGATAGTCGGGACGCGGAGAAGAAAGCTGCGGACACGCGAAAGGCTCTGGAAGCGCTGGAAAACGCCGGCCTTCGCGTGAAGCCTGCAATGGATAAGGCCGGTAATGGTATGGAGGGAGCAGGGAAGAGTGCCGATAAGGCCACGAAATCCTTCGCATCCGAACGAGATGAAATCGAATCACTCCTTGGCCGAATCGATCCGCTTACAAAAAAATTGGGGGAGCTTGACCGCCAAGAGCAGGAACTGGCTCGTCATCGCGCTTCCGGTAACCTGGACCTCGATACCTACACTGATTATCAGTCGAGAATTAGTGCAACCCGAGCCGAGCTCACCCGCTTCAACGATTCCATGACTCGCACGGGCAACACCTCAAAGCAAACTGCCGCCGCAATGAGAATGCTGCCGGCTCAGTTCTCCGATATTTTCGTCTCGCTTCAGGGAGGGCAGGCACCGCTGACGGTTTTCCTTCAGCAGGGATCCCAGATCAAAGACTCGTTTGGCGGGATCGGAGCAGCTTCGAAAGCGTTGGGTGGCTACCTGATGAGCCTTGTGAATCCATTCACTGTTGCGGCATCGGCAGCGGGCGCGCTGGCACTGGTGTATTACGATGCCGAAAAAGAGGTCAGCGCCTTCAATAAGGCTCTGTTTTCAGGTTCGGCGAGCTCTGGACAGACCTCAGCGAGTCTTTCGAAGATCTCAAAGGACACTGCGACAATCACCGGCAACTTGTCTCAGGCCAAAGACGCCGTGGTGGCGCTCGCCGCTAGCAGCGGGCTCAGCCAGGTCCAATTCAAAAATCTGGCTGAGGCATCAGCTTCAATTTCAGAGTTCACCGGGAAGGGTGCAGCTGAGGTTGCCAAGTCTCTGGGAGACATGGGCGACAACGCTACCAAGGCAGCCGAAAAGATCAGCGCCCAGTATGGGCTGCTCACCTCATCGCAGTATGAGGTGATCGTTGCGTTGGACAACCAAGGCAAAAAGGAGGAGGCGCTTGATTCCCTAAGCGAGTCACTGAACCAAAATGCTCAGGAGCGACTGAAAAAATATCGCGATTCACTTTCTGAGGTCGAGCGCGACTGGAACGATATCGGTACCGCGATTAGCAACGCCTATTCCAATGTCAAAAGCTCTCTCTTCCCTGATCTGAATCAGGAGATTGCGAATCTGGAAAAGGTTCTGGAGGGGCGAAAGTCCGGAGGCTTTCTGTCGAGCTTCTTCAGCGACGAGCTGGGCCCAGACAGTCAGTCGACAAAATTCATTGAAGCTCAGCTCAAGTCCTTGAAGCAGCAGCGTGATGTGGCGGCTTCAAAAGCCGAAATTGACGCCGCAGCAACTCGGCAGAATCAGGACCGCATCGCCGCTGAGAGCAAATGGAATGCTCTGTCGAAAAAGGAACTTGGCGATCAGGCAAAGCTGGCGAAGGATATCGCAGACGCGCGAAAACTTGGCGTCGAGGCCGGCAGATCACAGGCTGAAATCGACAAGGTCGTTGCTGACATCCAGGCAAAGTTCGATAAGAGCCTGCCGAAGGAAAAGGCCTACACCGAAAACGCCGGCATAAAAGCGCTCGATCAGGCCAAGCAGCAATACGCTGTATTGCTTCAGCAGAATTCTCTGATCGGGGCGCAAGGGGATGGGGTTCAAAAGCTCGGCGTTGCGCAGCAAGCGCTTATCAAGTGGGAGCAGGAACTCGCTGACATCAAAGGAAAGAAAACGCTGACCGCGGATCAGCAGTCGCTTTTAGCAAATCAGCAGTTGATCACAGCTCAACTCAAGCGCAACGCGGGTCTGGAGAAAGAGAACGAGCTCAAAAAGATCTCGGCTGACCAGACGCAGAAACTGCTGGCATTCCAGGAGAATCTGAATTCACAGCTCCAGCTTGCGCAAAGCGGGTTGAACGATAAGTTGGCCGGCGCAGGTTTGGGGGATAAGGCTCTTCAGCGGTTGCAGGAGCAGCAGCAAATCCAGCAGTCGTATCAGTCGCAGATGGATCGGCTGACCTATGACTACAACAAAGGCGATAAGTCCTCAGGCAGCACTGAGCTGTACAACCAGCAAACCGAAGCCCTCCGCTCAGCGCTGCAAACGCGTCTCGCCATGCAGCAGCAGTACTACACGGACGTGGACAAGGCCCAATCGGACTGGGCGCTCGGTGCTTCGTCGGCGTTTCAGACTTACTCCGAGCAGGCCCGCGATGTTGCCGGCCAGACCCGCAATCTGTTCACCAACGCCTTCAGCAACATGGAAGACGGCATTATCCAGTTCGTGAAGACCGGGAAATTGTCGTTCAAGGATCTGGCGGACGGCATCATCGCCGACCTGATCCGCATTCAAGTGCGGCAGGCGGCAGTGGGTATCTTCGGCACGATCTTCAGCGGGCTGACTGCTGGCGCTTCGGCCGGCAACGGCCTCGCGGCCGGATCGGCGGGCGCAACGTCTTCCACGCTCGGCGCGTCGGCAGCCGGCTACAGCTCGAAGTTCGGCTTCTCCGGCGGCGGCTATACCGGTGACGGCGGCAAGTTCGAGCCGAAGGGCGTTGTGCACGGCGGCGAGTTTGTGGTCCGCAAGGAGGCGGTGAGCCAGCCAGGTGCCCGGGAATTCCTCGAGCGCATGAACGCGAACGCCAAAGGGTACGCAGATGGCGGCTACGTTGGCGCAACTGCTGCGGCATCAACCTCCAATGTCGTACCGATCTCGCCGGGCTCGTCCACTGCTCCGGTCATCCAGCAGAGCTTCAGCTTCCAAGGCACGCCAGATGACGCCACCGTCAACATGGTGCGCGAGGCGGCAATGCAGGGTGCCAAGGGCGGCTACGAGCTGGTCGTGCGCGACCTGAAAATGAACGGAACCATCCGCCAGCTGATCGCGCGGCGTTAAGCAATCTAAGGAGTACTGCATGGCTCTCACGTGGCCGGCTTCGCTGCGCCCGTCAGAAATGACGTGGGGCATCGTCAACAACAGCAGGGCGTTCACTTCGACGCTCTCGAACGCCCAGCAGATCGTCGGCTACCCGGGCGCTTACTGGCAGTGCACCTTGACCTTCGGATTGCTGACCCGAGAGGAGGAGCGACAGCTGTCCTCTTTCCTCGGGAGGCTTGACGGCATGATGGGCACCTTCAACCTGCCGGCCTTCACCCGCCGGCGCACCAATAGCGTCGGCGCGCTCTCAGTGGTCACCGGCAACGCGCAGGCGCGGTCGATGGTCATCGGCGGCGCGCCGGCGAATGCCGCTGTGTTCTCATCTGGCGACTACATCACCATCGCCGGCGAGATGTTCGAGGTCACTGATCCAGCATCGGCAAATGCGCAGGGTAGAGTGACCGTGCTGCTCAACAAGCGGATACGCAGGACGCTCACGGCCGGTACCGCCGTCGAGTACCTCAACCCGTACTCCGAAATGCGCATGACCACCGACACCTGGGCTATGTCCGTAAAGCCGGTTGTCGCAAACGGCAGCTATCAATTCAGGGAGGCGTTCTGATGCCATCAGCATTTCCGTTCAGCCAGAGCGTGGTGAACATCATCGCCACAGGCCGCTTCATGCCTGTCTACGCGGTGCAGCTCGACTTCGTCGACGGCATGGTCTTCGCGCACACCGGTACCGGCGATCTGGTGGTAGATGGCATTACTTACCTCGGGGTCGGCAATTTCGGCCAGGTCAGCCAGTCGCAGGAGAGCGACAACTCAGGCTCGCCGATGTCGGTCGAGCTGACCCTCAGCGGCCTGGATGCCTACATCCTTTCAGAGACGAACGTCCAAGGCTGTCGTGGGCGGATGGCCAAAGTCATATTCGTAGTGTTCGACGAGGCCGGCAACTACGCGGCGGACATTCTGTTCTCTGGTCGCATGGACGCGGCGAAGTTCTCGTTCGCTGGAAATGGCGAGGACGGCAACAGCATCACTGTCCCGGTCATTGATCGCATGGCTGAGTGGAGCCGCACCGGTACCGAACGATTCACCGACGAAAACCACCGCGCGCGCCATCAGGGCGACCGGTTCTTCTACGCCATCGCCCAAATGTCCGAGTGGCCCATTTACTGGGGTTCGAAGAAGGACGCACCGACATTCACCTATGGAAGCTAGCCATGCGCTACCGAGACTGGACAACCCGTCTGAACGAAACGATCAAGGCCGCCCAAGAGCGGCCTTTTTCATGGGGCGAATTTGACTGCTGCCTGTTCGCTGCCGACTGCACGGCCTCGGTGTGTGGCGTTGATCCGGCGGAGAACTACCGGGGCAAGTACACGACGGAAACCGGCGCCAAGCGGCAGCTGAAGAAGCAGCACGGCAGTCTTGAGGCGGCGTGGGATACCCACTTTGCCCGGGTGCCACTGCCATTCATCCAGCGCGGTGACGTCGCGCTGTACGACGCGCCCGGCGGCCGAAGCATGGCTGTGTTCTGGGCAGGAGATTACTGGGCGGCGACCGATGACGGCGCCGCCCGGGTTGAGTGCGAGCCATTGGCCGCGTGGAGAATTGAATGAGCGGCGGCGTTAAAAAACTCGCTTCAGTCGTCATTGGCGCGGTGGTTGGTTTTGCCCAGGGCGGCCCATGGGGTGCCGTGGCTGGCGCGGCGCTAGCCTTTTACGCGGCCGAGCAACAGGAAAAACTCAACACCAAGTCACCACTGCGCGACAACGAGCCGTCCGCCCAAACCGTACGCTCCTCGAAGGCACCGGTTCGTTTCATTCTCGGCCGTGTATCCACTGGCGGCGTGCTGGTCTGGGCGCAGGAGCAGGCAGGCGCGCAGGGTGAGGGCGAATGGCTGCACCTGGTGTACGTGTTGTGTGAGGGCGCGATCGATGCGCTCGAAAACATTTACCTGGGTGAAGAAGAGATCGGCGCATTCGGCGCGCTGGCCAGCTACGAGTTGGTCGTCAATCCGACTCAGGTAAACGCGTTCCTGAAGGCCAACTGCCCCGATTGGAAAGACTCACAGATCGGTCGCGGCTTGTCGTACGTGCGGGTTTCCCTGCGTTACAGCGCAGAAAAGTTTCCATCTGGCATTCCTGACACACGTTTTGTGGTCCGAGGGCGGAACGATATCTACGATCCGCGCTCCGGGGCTTCTGTTTACAGCGCAAACACCGCTCTCCATCTGCTCTGGTTCCTGCGCAACCGCTGCAACGTGCCGGACGATGAGATCGTCTTCGAGACCTTCGCCAGCGCTGCCAACGTCTGCGATGAAGGCGTAACCAATGCAGACGGCTCGACGAGCCAGCGGTACCGCACAGGCTGCGTGATTGGCGCCGATGAGCAGCGCACCGGCGTTCTCCAGAAGCTGGAAGCGGCGTCTGGCGGGCATCTGATTCGTGTTGGTGGCCGCTGGATGCTCCAGGCTGGCGCCTATTACGGTCCGTACGACTTTGAGATCACCGAGGATATGGTGATCGGCACCGTCACCGGCAGCACTGAGCCAACCAATGACACTGCGATCAACACAGTGCGCGGCACCTTCATTGATCCGGAACAGTCGTGGGCCGAGACGGATTACCCGGAAGTCAGCGTAGCTGAATGGATTATTGAGGATGATGGCGAGGCGGCAGAGACGCTGACCTATTCGTATGTCACCGATCCCTACCAAGCGCAGCGCCTGGCGAACATGGAGCTACGCCGGCGCCGTGCCGGTGGTGCAATCAGCATTCCGATGAACTTCGCCGGCTACAACTGCCGGCCGGGCCGCGTGGTGCGGGTGAACCTCCCCTCGCTGAACATCCTTGGCGAATTCATCGTTTCCGACTGGTCGATGGGTGATCGCGAGGGCTGCACGGTCCAGGTCAAGCAATACGAGCCTGCCATCTTCGATGACGCCGTCGGCCAGCCGTACAACCCAATCGGCTTCATCAATCTACCTTCCGGCGGACTGGGCACGCCAACGAACCTCGCGTGGACGCAGGACACCACGGCCGAGGTAACACAGGGCGTTCTGTCGTGGACGCCTCCTGCAGGCGTGGTCAAGGAGTACATCGTCATCGTTCGTCAGGGTACGACTGCGATTCAGTCGCACAACGTGCCCGCGACGTCCACTGAGTGCGCCATCAACGGATTGCCGTCTGGCAACTACACCATGAGTGTGGCCGCTGCCGGCCCGATGGCGCGATCGGGTGAGGTGACGATCACCGTCAGCATCAACGGCCCGCCAATCCCGGAAAGCTGCGTGGTGCAGTCCTCGATCGACAATATCGTGCTGATCCCCAGCAACTCGCAGAACGGGCTGAATGGCGGCACGTACGAGTACTTCTTCAGCACTTCGCCTACGGCTACCTCGGCTGATGCTGAATATCTGGGGCAAGGGCTTTCGTTCACCCACACAGGACTGGGGTTCTGGACGAACTACTACTACTTCATCCGCTCATCGAACGCCTATGGCAAAAGCTCTTTCCTGTACGTTCCAGCTCAAACCTCGAACGATGTTTCGGCATATCTCGCGGCGATGGCTGGAAAAGTGGGACGCACGGAACTGGGGCAGGACATCGTTGATGAGATCGACAAAATCCCCGGGCTTCAGGATCAGATCGACGCGCTCGATGGCCTCTCTGCTTACAAGCCTGACCAAGTCTATGAGGCCGGGCAAATGGTGGTCGAAGATGGTCGCATCTACCAAGCTACAGAGCAGGTGCCGATCAATACTCCACCGCCCAATGCCGGGTATTGGCTGGATGTCGGTCAGTCGATTGAGGCTAACAACGGCCTTGCTCAGCAGGTAGCAACGCATACAGTCGAGATCGACGAACTCGACGGCGTCGTTACTGCTCAAGCCACGGCCTTCGAAGCTCTCCGCGCCTCCTATCGAGACGATGACGGCGCTGGCGATCTCGCGGACGCAATCAAAAGCCACACCAGCACCGCCGCGATCGCTTCCGAGTCGAAGGTTCGAGCCTCCGAAAACGAAGCAATGGCAAGGCGCGTAACCACCTTCGACGCGAAAATCGGAGAGAACGCGGCGAACATCACCGAGCTGGAAGAGGTGGTGGCCACGAACGAATCGGCGACCGCGACGAAGATCGATCAGTTGAATGTTTCCGTAGGGGAAAACTCGGCTGCCATTCAGCAGACTTCCGCAGCCTATGCGGACACGGCTGGGAAGCTGAGCACCATGTGGTCGGTGAAGATGCAGGTCACGGCGAATGGGCAGTACGTCGCGGCAGGTATCGGCCTGGGTATCGAAAACACCGGCGCCGGCTTGCAAAGCCAGTTCCTTGTGAGCGCCGACCGCTTCGCGATCGTAAATACCATCGCCGGCGGCGCAATCGCTGTGCCGTTCGCGGTGCAGGGCGGGCAGGTGTTCATGAACTCAGCGTTCATTCAGGACGCTTCGATCGGAAACGCCAAGATCGGCTTCTTCATCCAGTCTGATAACTACATCGCCGGCGTCCAAGGATGGCGCATCGACAAGGCTGGCAACTTCGAGTTGAACAGCCCACTAGGTGGCGGCGCTCGTCAAGTCATCAACAACAACGGCGGCAAGGTTTTCGACGAGAACGGCGTGAAGCGCTACCAGTGGGGGAATCTGAACGCATGAGTTACGGCATAAGGATATGGGGCGCCGATGGGGCGCTCCAGTTGGACGAGAACTCTTTCACCATTCGAGTTGCCTTGTCGACGCTTGTCACTTTCCCGGTCGGCCCGAAAAGCAGTCAGGACTTTTCCGTCCCCGGGGTCGGCCCTGGAAATGGAACCGCTATCGTGATTCCCAATGGCACGTATGACAGCAATCAGATGCAGTTCGAGACTGAAATGCTCGATGGTGTGGCGCGAGTTTATAACCACACGCGAACCTACGCTGCGAGCAACGTTTCGTCCGGAACGATGCGCTTGATCGTAATGAGGTGGAGCTGATGAGTTACGGAGTTCAGTTCACCAATAACAACAACGTTGTGACTTTGGATTCGGAGTTTTCAAGGTTGATGGTGATCGCGTCAGGGCGTTATGCGCCCACGCAGGAAGCGGGCCTCGGTTCGGTGACCACGTTTGCGCGACCAGTCACTTCCCAAGAGCCCCCTCTGGTATTCGTTCGCCCCGACACTTTCAACGGCGTAGCAGGGCTTTGCCGGATGAGGCTGCTCGGCTCGGCGGGAAACTGGACTGGCTTTTATGTCAGAGCGTACGACGTTAACGCTGCCGGACTGAACGGGCGCTATTTTGTAGCTGCGTTCGGTGCTCAGCCAGTGGCGCAGTACGGAATGAGGTTGTGGGATGGCGGAGGAAATCTGCTGTTTGACTCTGGTACGCCTAACGCAACATTCACCCGAGCATTTCAGAACTGGAACTACGTCCGCTACGACACCAGCCAGCAGGGGCTGACACGCATTTTCTATAGCGTCCCGTTCAACTTTCCAGAGAACGAATTCATGCTGTTGAACACTTTCGGCATGCCCATGACTTCGGGGAGTGGGATTCCGCGCGAGCTTTACTGCTGGTGGGATTTCCCCAACAGCACGCTCTATGCCATCACCGTTGCCGCATCGAACCCCTTCGCTTTCTTCCTGCCGGCAGTGTTCGCCAAACAAGCCGCGTAACTCATTTATAGGATGCACACAATGCCCTGGTACAAAACGGGAACGGTCTCCGTCACCCAAAATTCCAACGCGGTGATCGGCACGGGTACGGCTTTTATTGCCAACAGTCGGGTCGGTGATGGTTTTCGCGGCCCGGACGGTCGTTGGTACGAGGTGACCAACATCGCCAGCAATACCGCGCTGTCGATCTCGCCGAACTACGAAGGCCCGACAGTGGCAGGCGGCTTCTACGCCATCATGCCAGTGCAGGGATACCAGAAAGATCTGTCCGATCAGGTCCGCACAATCCTAAATGACTACGGCGAGAAACTGGCTGCACTCGGGACTACCGGCAACTACGAAATCCTTCCGCTGACCAAAGGCGGTACCGGAGCTACTGATCTTGCAAGCGCGCGCGAGGCGCTTCAGATTGATGACGTGCAGCCCATCAGCAAAGGCGGTACTGAATCGAATACCGTCGCCGGCGCCAGGGCTAAGCTTCAAGTTGGGCCGCGCCGCAACCTAATCATGAATCCGCTCTTTAACGTCAATCAACGTCTTTACGGCGCCGAGGCGACCACGGCCGCCGGTCAATACACGTTCGACCGGTGGCGAATTGTCAACTCTGGGCAAAGCCTTCCATACCAGGTCAACAAGAATGGCCGTACAGTTAATCCTCCTGCTGGTGGACTTGAGCAGGTAGTGGAAGGCAGCTTTCTCAATGGAGGGACCTACACGCTTTCATGGGAAGGAACTGCTACGGCAACGATCAATAACACAGCCATTGCTAATGGGGCGCAAATTGCGCTGGCCGCGGGCGCGAATGCCATTGTTAAATTCACAGGCGGTTATCTGTTTTATCCGAAGCTTGAACTGGGCAGCCTACCAACCGGATACGACGATAGAAGTTACGGTGAGGAGCTAACACTTTGTCAGCGATACTACGAGAAGTCGTATCCCTTTGATGCGAAACCTGGGTCGATTTCTGGAGTTGCCAGTCCAAACGCCTCAAACGGTATGACATTTTCCTGCTCAGGATCTGGCACCAGAGCAATGGGGCGAACCAAATTTTCGGTTGAGAAGCGAGCTGTTCCCAGCGTTCGGTATTGGGATCAAGCGGGAAATCCAAGTTCGTTCTCCGCGGGCAACTTCGACGGCACGATCCAAACGAATGGATTCACCGGCGACTCATTTCGAACCGTTCAGGCGAGCTCCTCCTATATCTGGGGACACTGCGCCAGAAACGCGGGGGATACATTCTTTTGTCATTGGGAGGCGTCTGCGGAGCTATGAAATACAAACAATCAGAGGGTGAAAGCGTCACCACGGACACTGGCCTCTGGATTCCAGCGGATCCCGAAAATACGGACTGGCAGGCATATCAGCAATGGATTGGCGAAGGGAATCTGCCCGATCCGAGGTTCAGCGAGGACGAGTTGAAAGCTCAGAAGCTTATTGAGGCTTCACTTGAGGTTTCGCGGCTGCGTGCAATCGCAGATTACAACATCAAGCCTTTGCAGGATGCGGTGGATATTGATGAGGCTGGTGCCGAAGTCTTGGCTAGTCTGAGGCTCTGGAAAAAATACCGAGTCGCTCTCAGTAAGGTCGAAGCGCAAATGGGGTATCCGATGACGATTGAGTGGCCTGCCTCACCACCGGAAGCCAAGCCAAACGCCGATCAAGATTAACCGGCTCTGTAACTTCAATAACCAACCGCGTATTGGGCATCCGGCTTAGGCTGCCCAATACAGCTTTGTTAGCTATTTGAGAAATAATAATTTCTTGATGGAATCAGTCAGGCTAAGGCCTTCGTATATATAAAATGTGTTTGTTGTTGGCCCATTCATCGGCAATAACTTGTTTTCATCGTGATCATAACGTCGTGCAACATATCCCAATGACTTCATGATTGTGGATACGTTGTGCCAATCTGAGTTTTCTACCATTATTATTGGCTTCGATCGCTCAATTGTTCTTTTTAATCCGCGAAGAACCATCGACTCGGCGCCTTCGACGTCAACCTTAATTAGGTCGGGAGATAATTTTAAATCATCACCAACCCTCAAGTCGCATTTGACCTTCTCCAGCCTTGTAAGCCCGCCGCGCTCCAAGAATTTTTGCTTGACCCAAGGTAGTTCGTAGTATGAGTCTGTTATAGAAGCCTCTTCTATGAAGGCCTCTTCGTTTGAATATGGTATGTTTAAATAAAAGCTGCCCCCTTTATCGGCTAGGCCGTAGGGGTTTATTTCTATGTTTCCGGGTACTTCGCTCGCCAGGCTATTTAGTTCGTCTATAAGTATGGGGTTTGCTTCATACGAGTGAATGGTCGCGTCTGGAAAAAGTATTCGGAAGGATATAATGCTTTGGCCAAGATTTGCACCTATGTCGAGTATTGTGTTGATGCGTCTTGAGCCTATTGTGAAACCATAAAAATCAGTGTCATGAACTTCTTTGGTTTTCCATCGTTGCATCACTGCTTCTGATAAGTGCTTTAGTTCCATGAGCGACTCAATCCTATTTTATTTAACAGAATAAACCTCAGAGCGCCACTGTACGTCTAATCCTTCCTGGAGAAAAGAATGTCTATCACATCGCAGCAGCTGCTGCAGATCCTCCCGAACGCCGGCCAACGAGCCGGCGTTTTTGCACCTGTCCTAAATACGGCGATGCAGCGGTACCAAATCGTTGGCAACAAACGCACCGCCGCGTTCATTGCTCAGATTGGCCATGAGTCGGGCCAGCTTCGTTACGTCCGCGAGATTTGGGGGCCAACCGTCGCCCAGCATGGGTATGAGGGGCGCGAAGACTTGGGCAACACCGTGGCCGGCGATGGCAGGAAGTATTGTGGGCGCGGCCTAATCCAGATCACCGGCCGGGCAAACTACTCCAAATGCGGCGAGGCGCTCGGCCTCGACCTGATCAGCCATCCCGAGCTGCTCGAGCTGCCGCAGCATGCCGCGATGTCGGCGGCATGGTTCTGGAAGCAGAAGGGGCTGAACGATTTGGCTGATCGGAACGAGTTCAACACCATCACTCGACGGATCAACGGCGGGCTGAACGGATTGGCGGATCGGCTGGCGCTGTGGGAGAAGGCCCGGGCGGTGCTGGCATGACCGTCCCATGGCGATTGCTCGGCCTGTTGGCGCTGGTTCTCGCCGGCTTCGGCGCCGCTTGGCAATTTCAGGACTGGCGCTACGGCCAGCAACTGGCAGAGCAGGCGCGGCTGCACGCCGAAACCCTCAATCAACTGACACAGGTGGCAGCCACCGCGCAGCAGGCCGAGCAGGACAAACGCCTCGCGCTCGAGCTGCGCCTGGCGGCCAGCGAGCAAACCCACTTCAGGAAAATGACTGATGCCCAACGTGACCAAGATCGCCTGCGCGATCGCCTTGCTACTGCTGATGTGCGGCTGTCAGTCCTCCTCGACGCAACCGACGTTGCCAAAGGCTGCGGCTTGCCAGCCACCTCCGGCGCCGGCGGCGTGGATCATGCAGCCGTACGCGCCCGACTTGACCCGGCGCATGCTCAACGAATTATCGCCATCACCGACACCGGCGACCGTGGATTGATTGCGCTACAGGCGTGCCAGAATTACGTGCGGTCGGTTTCGCGCTGATGGGGGAATGGGTCTTTGAACGGGCTGTCTCCATTAAGGATCCGTATCTGAGTAGCCAGCTCGCTAACGTGTCTAGTCTTAGCCATCAGCTCCCAATTGCTTTTGGTCTCTATGTCGGTAGCGCGCCTGCTGGCATCTGCCGCTTCAGACTTCGCAACGCTCAATTGAGAGCGGAGGGTTTTGCACTCGGCCGAAGCCGCAGCGTGCATCTCAACCAGCTTGAATATCCGCTCCCTGGACTGTTGCAGCTGAAGGTTCAGTTCCTCGAACTCATTTTCGTAGAGGGCCAGCTGGTGCCGGCAAGTTTCGAGCGGCGTCGGGCTGCCGAGCCAGTCGTCGGTGTCTTCAATTCCGTAGCGGTCCATCATTGCGCCTTGCTGATACTGTTTGGATATACAGTAATCGAGGCGCGTAGATTGAGCGAGGGTCTGGCGACGGACTGTAAGGATTAACGCCACACGGTCGACCGGTCTTCTTGATGAAGCCGGGGCGGCTAAAGAGTCAATGGACAGCAGAGGACCGGGGGGCCGAAGCGCCCTCAAATTTGGAAATTTCTTTCACCCAGAAGCGGCGATATTTGGTCTGATCTGGAGGCAACGGATTTTGATTTGGCCAAAAGTTTTCAGCTTTTAACCCGGCACGGTAAGCCTCCCACTCTTTTTCCTGCGCTACGTCCTGAGCTTTTTTCTCGTCATCGAACCAGCCAAGTACATAAACCTCGCCCTGATCCATACCGTGCTCGATTAGAAGATAGATCTCTTTCATACGCTTGAACCTGCTACCACCAATTTGAAAAATCCCCAGCCGGGGGCACTATCCTGCCTATCGGCGATGTTTTTCATTTATTGAGCTTTATCGATGAGCGTCGTGAAGTCAATTTTGATGGTGAGCTGCTCGACTCGGCGAGATGCTCACTACGGCGTCATCATGACGGCGAGCGTCATCTTGATGAACTCCTCGTTTCGGTCGATCGCTTCCAGGGCGCCGCGCACGTTTTCAGCAACGTCGGTCGCGCCGCGTTGTTCGACCCAATTGGACAGCTCCATGATGGCCGCTTCCAAGGCGAGCTGGTTTTCGTTGATCTTGAACAGCAGGGAAGGGAGTAGGTCTGAATTTGGCATGTGCTTTCCTCCGTGGATCAAGGAAGCGTAGCACCGCATTTAAAGGATATTGACGGTTGGCAGAACGCCGGGGGAGGGAGGCTACTTTAGGAATTTACAACGCTAAATTATTGATTCTTATAGGGTGATATCGCTGTTTTGTACCCCTAGAAAATCTGGAGCTTTTCCTTATGTATCAGTGGCTTGCGTAGGTTTCTGGGTCACCGTTACATGGTGGCGTCTCAAAGAAACTCCGGCTCCCGGGAACCTGGGCGCCGGAGGAACTGCGACTATTTATGGTTACTTGCCTTTAGGTGCAGCGTTGCCACGGCCGCCTCCAGACGGCTTTCCGGTTGTACTCGGGAGGTTCGCAACTGCTGGAGCTTTCGAGCCGCCAGATTTTCCAGCTGAACTTGGACCTGCTTTTCCGCCACCTGATTTTGACATGACCATCTCCTTGGTAATGCAAGTTAGAGTTGCAATTCCCACGATAGATGCTTTTTTGGAAGGTGCGAGGAGGGGGCGATGGCGTGCATCCGGTGTTGCGCAAAACCTCCTCTGGAGGCCGCGTGTTTCCGTTTGCATAAGCACAAAAAAGAGGATGTTTTGCCACGACCAGAAAGGGCTGTTATCGTTATAAAACAAGTGCTTAGGTCGCTATGCTCCCCAGCATGGGGTGCTAGGGGTAGAGTGTTCGAATCACTCCGTCCCGACCATATAATTCAATGACTTAGCCCAGTCTGAAAAGATTGGGCTTTTTCATGCGCAGTGATTTTTGCTCTCTATAGAAGAGCATTCCCCGTCAGCTTCTTTCACTCGCCGTTTTCTGCGCCGAATCGATGCAAAGCGAATAAAAAGTTTTCTGAAAGTCAGCCACCACCTTCTCCTGCTTCCTCGCGTCCGACTCCCTAGGCATGTCGTAGGCCTGCCCGATCAGCGCTTTGTACAAACTGCCCACATACTCGCTCTCCTTTCCTGCGTTGTCGGCCAGTTCCAGGACGGAGGAGAGGGGCACGCCTCCTTGCCTGGCTTTCATGATGGCTTTGGCCGAATTTTCGACTCGCAGGCACTCTTCCAGATATTCGCTGGGCAAGGGTGAGCTGTGTGCTGCAAAGCTGAAAGTGAGCAGTATTGCCGTTGTCGCCAGAAACCGATTGAACATGGCACGCCATCCCTGAATGTTGGCCGGGAACGTTAGCATTCATGGCTCGGCGCTACCATCTGTTCATCGGCCAAAAGCAGCGGTTCACTGGC